CTCAGATTCTTTCTCAGATTCTTTCTCAGATTCTTTCTCAGATTCTTTCTCAGATTCTTTCTCAGATTCTTTCTCAGATTCTTTCTCAGATTCTTTCTCAGATTCTTTCTCAGATTCTTTCTCATCAGCATCAGTATCTGATTTTTTCTCGAATATAATTTCATCATGTTTTGAATTAGAATTAGATTTCGATTTCGATTTCGATTTTGATTTTTCAGAAGATACTAAAACTACGTCTTCTTTACGAGCAGTTTTTTCTAAAATTTTACGTCGTTTTCCATCACGAATTGATTTCATTATTAAATCGCGATCTATAGCAGATGTTTTTGATTTATCTATTATTTTTGTTGATATAACAGCTTTTTTTTTAGGTTTATCATCTATTTTTTTATACTCGTCTATATGATCGTCCTTTTCATCATTTTCATCATTTTCATCATTTTCATCATTTTCATCATTTTCATCATTTTCATCATTTTCATCATTTTCATCATTTTCATCATTTTCATCATTTTTTTGTTCAGTTTTTTTAGACTTATTCAATAAAGAATCAAAAAAAGATTCAGGTTCTTCAATGTTTTTTATTTTTACAGAAACACTTTTTTCTGGTTTGGGTGTATGTCGTATTTTTAATTTTTCTTTAAAGTGTTCTAAACCCGATGATTTATTTTCCATGTTGTATATAGTATATAAATAATTAAATAGTTAAAATCCATTTAGATTGCGAATAGCAGTTTCACAAGCTATTTGTTCCGATTTTTTTTTGATTTTATGTTTTCCTTCACCTAAAAAGATAAGAGCACGACTATTTTGGCACATATATTGATGAATGTCTTGATAATTTTTAAATTCAGTAATTGATATTGAATTCGTTTTACAAGCAATATGAATTGCTTGACCAAGACATAAATATACACCCATATGATATCCAATTTCAAGATTGTGTTCATCTATTTCCAAATAATGTGGTGTAACTTTGAATTCTTTTTGTATTTTCACTTGTAAAATGTTCTTAAAATTATCATCATTTTGAATAAGTGAAATCCAATCCACATGTTTTTCAAATACATTTTCTACAAAGATTTGAACCATTTGGAATCCCGGGCCTACAACAAATAATTTTTCAAACCAACCATCAGAATCGTGTATGTCAATTTTATTATAATCTAAAAACATGGCTCCAATAAATGCTTCAAATAAACAACCTAATTTTTTAAGATTTGTACGTGTTTGTTTGCTTTCCGCATGTTTAGAAAGAATATACCAATTATGTAAACCCATTTCTAATGCCATTTTTCCAATAGATTCATTTTTTACAAGAGCAATTTTTTTTTCTGTCATAAACCCTTCATTTTCTTTAGGAAATCTTCTATATAAATAATATTTAGTAATACACTCGAGAACACCATCACCTACAAATTCTAATCGTTCATTTGATTTAGTGTATAAAGGCAAACAATCTTCTGGACGTTCTATAATTGTAATATTATTCATTTTATTTTCTATTTCAGGACGTTTAATATAAGATTTATGAATAAATGCGCGTTTATATAATTGTAAATTATGAATGGGAACATCAATACCATAAAAGCGAAGAATATCTTGAATATCTTTTATTTGTATTTCTTTATTTAGTATATTAAATGGATCAAAAACAAGTGTTTCTATTCCATTCTGATTTTTCTCAACACGAATATCATCATCGGTAAATGTGCTCATTTTATTTTATAAATAAAATGAGACAGTCGCAATATAATTACAATGTATAACAAAACTTTATATCAATTCAATTTTTATTTATTACACAATAAAAATATTTAGGTATAGTATATTGATAATATAACTATGGGTCCTTTCAACACATCAAATCATTCGCGTATGGGTTCAACTGCTATAACTGTGCAAAATCAAGGTGGTGGAAGTAAAAAAGCTGGATTAGTTCCTACAATGAACATGACAATGGCTACTTTTATTGCGTATAAAATACGTCATTTACCACAATCACAAAAAGTAATGAGTATGAATCTTTATAAAAATGTTCGTCCTTCTCGTCCTATTGGTATACGTCCTGATAGTTGGCGTCCTTAGATATAAAGTTATAACAGTATAAACATTTGATAAATAAAATAAGTTCTCTATAAAACTTATTCTATTTTATAGAACTTATACAAATAAAACAATTACAATAAACCATTTATAAATATTTGTCCATTGAAATACAATGATGAAAATTTTAATTGATGAACGCGAGAACGTATTATGGGAAATAATAGATCAAATGCCTAAATTTGAAACAGTTACATTAATAAAACAGGTTCTCCCATTAGGCGATATTATCATTCAACAAGAAGATGGAACAACTATTTCAATTATCGAACGAAAAACATTATCGGATCTTTTAGCAAGTATTAAAGATGGTCGTTATGAAGAACAATCATATCGTCTTCGTCATAGTACAGAATGCACAATTCATAACATTATTTATATTATCGAAGGAAATATGAATTCAGTATCTATGAAGGAACGTCGTGTGGTGTATTCATCAATGGCGTCACTTCATTTTTTCAAAGGATTTCAAATATTACATACAAGTTCTCCATATGAAACTTTGGAAATGATTATTTGTATGGCAGATAAAATTTATAGAAATCTTAAAAAAAATAATGTTTTATATTCTACTTCTATATCAACACAAGATATAGAATCTTCACAACCTACTGTAGAAAATTATTGTTCTGTTGTTAAAAAAGTAAAAAAAGATAATATTACACCAGAGAATATTGGTGAAATTATACTTTGTCAAATACCCGGAATTAGTAAAATAACAGCAATTGCTATAATGAAACAGTTCTCAAATTTTACACATTTTTTAGAAGAATTAAAAAAAAATCCAACATGTTTAAATAATATTTATTGTGATACTAAAGGGGGTATGCGTAAAATAAATAAATCTTGTATTGAAAGTTTAAAAAAATTCTTTTTGATAGAAAATACAATTACAATTACAAATACAATTACAAATTAAGAATATAATATGTTACTATATAATGAATACATCAGAAGAGTCGAATACAAATAATAATATTGAAAAACTAAATGAAATTATAAAAAAAATGAAAAAAATGTTAGACAATACAGAACAAAGAATAATATTTTTAGAAAATTTATCTAAATGTAATATTTGTAATAATATTGATAAATTACATCTTTGTAATAATTGTAATGAAAAATTATGTGATAAATGTTGTGCTGTTACTCATACAAAATATGGTGGATATGTTTATTCTTGTAAAGAGTGTAAAGTGTAGATTGTAGAGTGTAGATAGTACATAAAATATTTTTTATATTATTTTATGTAAATTTATGTAAATTTATACCACCGATCATAACTATTGACGAGTGTTTCTGAAATTAGGTGGATCCTGAATAATATCATTATGTATTCCTGGAAAAAATTGTGTTCCACCTGAACGTGAAAAATTTGGTGGTTGAACATTATTGTCAATATATTTGCCCGAATCTACTACAGATTGTGAATATTGTACACCACCCCAATTTGGATCCATAGGATTATCACTTAAATTATTAGCAGCTGTAGAATAATGTACAGCATCTAATACAGTAAATTCACCAATTTGAAGACCATATGGATCAAATCCTGGATAATTATTTGCATTAAATGGTGGATTATCTACATTTGAGTCAACAAGTGGAAGAGCAGGAGGATAAGAAATTTGTGTCTGTTGATTATTTTGAGCTACAGTGATAGGAATTATTCCACCAGCTTGATCAAAAGGACTAGGACGAATACGATACACATCATTACCTTGAACATCATTTTCATTTTGTACATAAAGTACTGGGCAATAAATACCTTTATTGCGTTGATTTTTTAAATACTCTGTATATTCATCTAAACTATTAAATTGAATAGGTATTTCATCATGAACATCCATTGTATTATACAACAAAAGAATATTACCATTACGAACAAGAACATTTGGACATTTTGCGTTCTTTTCTTCAGCATTTTGTAATTCCTCTTTAATTGCGGTTCTTCCTGATTGATAAGTTGGAATATTTACAAACTCAATTTTTTGTGTAGAATATACATATAATCCAGCTAAAAGAGCCAATAACGTAAATATAATAATTATAGAACGCATATACTATAAAACATGAAAAAAAAATAATTTATTTACCTATACGATTTTTGTATGTACGATTTTTACGTGTACAATTTTTACGTGTACGAGTTTTGTGTGTTTTTTTATAATAACGATTTCTTCCACCTTTATGTAATCCCATATTTTTAGATAATTGAGAATAATATTTATTTAATATTTTTACATTATCGATTCCATTATTATTTTCAGTATGTTGCATAAACCATTTTTCCATATGTGCTGGTTCACGTTGACCTCCATAATACTCAATTTTTCCATCGTTTACTTTAAAAAGAGTAGGAAAACCATCAAAACTTATTTCATTTCCTCCAAAATATTCTTTATTATCATAATTAAATTTTTTTAATTTACCTTTAGAAATATCATCAGATTCCATATCTACGACATGTGGATCTTTACGATATTTACCACCTTTTACACCATGTTTTATATTGTAAACCATTTCATTCCATTTTGAATCAAGTGTTTTACAATGACCACACCATTTTGCGTGAATACGACCAATAATAAAAGGTTTTTTATTACGAGTCATATATATATTAATATAATATTTTTGAAAAGAAAATTGATTAAAAATAAAAAACAAACTATTATAATTACATAAATCTATCTAAGATATATTATCTAGTAATCAAATGTCGGAAATAACAGTTTCTCAAAAAATTGAACGGTCGGAAGCCGTTTCAGAACGTCCCATTACAAATCATCAACGGTATAAAAAAATAATCAAAACGAAATCTTTTCGTCTATTTGATTTTCATGCGTATGATGAATTTCCACATGAAATAGAGAATGGTTCAGATGATTCTGAGAACGACTCAAATGATGGAAAATACAAATCGCGTGAAAAGCGTCAATTTGTAATTCAAATGTTTGGTATAAATGAATTGGGTAAAACGTGTTGTTTGTATATTATGGATTATCAACCATTCTTTTATGTAAAAGTTGGTGAAGATTGGACAAATGAAACGGTGTACGAATTAAAGAATGATTTGATGAAACGATCAGAGTATCATGGTGAATCTATTAGTGAAATAATTTTAGAAAATCACAAAAAATTATATGGATTTACATCAGGAAAATCATATAATTTTGTAAAAATTGTATTCAAAAATTCAGCAGCGATGAATAAAGTAAAAAACATGTGGTATGGTGAAAAAGAAGGTGAACGAGTACGCATTCCTTTTGTTTTCAAACAAACAAAACTTGAGTTATATGAAAGTAATATTCCACCACTATTACGGTATTTTCATATTAATAATGTGAGTCCTTCTGGTTGGATACAAATTTTGTTAAATCGTGTAAAAATCCCCAAAAATAAAACAACAACATGTGATTTTGAGTATATTTGTAATTTGACATCAATTCAACCAATTGCTCATAAAGAAACGAGAGTTCCTTATAAAATTTGTAGTTTTGATATTGAAGCGAGTAGTAGTCATGGTGATTTTCCTGTTCCAATCAAATCGTATAAAAGATTAGCTACAAATATTGTAGATATATTTACAAATACCCTAAATAAAATTACTGAAATCAATGAAAAAAGAGAACATCTTAAACAAATGATACATGCAGCATTTGGTTTTGGTAATTATTCAGATTTGGATTTGGTATATCCAAAATACAAACCAAATGAAAAAGAATTGGAAAAATTGTTTCAAATATTTATCAAAATGACTGTTCAAAATGCGAAAAAAACAAATCTGGAAGAAAATAGTAAAATTCTTACAATAGATTCTCTTTTTGAAAAACGTTATCAACATGAACAATCCGAAATGAATCATTGTGGTGATGATGAAAATTCGGACAATGAAGATGATGAAATAGAAAAAGTAACAACTAAAAAGTATGCGAAGTCATCTAAATGTAATTTGATTGATTCAAATACTACTATATTAGATATACTCAATCATAGTAATTATGATCGTCAACAAAGAATACAATTCACAAATGAAACATTAACGAGTGTATTTCCTAAATTAGAAGGTGATAAGGTGACTTTTATTGGTTCAACCTTTATGCGTTATGGGGAATCAAATCCTTATATGAATCATTGTTTAGTATTAGGGACATGTGATGAAGTAGATGGTGCTATAATTGAAACTACAGAAACTGAAAATGATTTGTTAATGAAATGGACAGAACTTATTCAAAAAGAAAATCCCGATATTATTATTGGTTACAATATATTTGGTTTTGATTATGAATTTATGTTTCGTAGAGCACAAGAAAATCGATGTGAAAAAAACTTCTTGATGCTTTCTAGAAAATGTAAAGAAATATGTGCAAAAGTAGATAACAATGAATGTTTTATTGAAAATACAAAAGTAGTATTAGCAAGTGGTGAATATGATTTACATTATTACAAAACAACAGGACGTTTACAAATTGATATGTATACTTATTTTAGAAGAGATTTTAATTTACCATCATATAAATTAGATGATGTAGCAGGACAATACATCAGTGATGATATTAAAAAATCAATTGTATTGGATTCAAATACACATTTATATACTCAAAATATTATGGGACTTCATAAAAATGATTATATTCATATTGAAATAACTGGATTTACATCAGATTATTTTCAAGATGGTAAAAAATTTATTGTAAAAGATATATTATTAAATCAAATTTTGAAAGAAATTGGAAAAGATGGAACAGAAAAAGAAATATCATATAATGTTATCGTTATTGATGGAGAATATGAATTACCAATCAATAAATATGGTATTAAATGGGGAATTGCGAAAGATGATGTATCACCACAAGATATTTTTCGTCTTTCAAATGGTTCTTCTACGGATAGAGCAAAAGTTGCCAAATATTGTATTCAAGATTGTAACTTAGTTCATCATTTAATGAATAAAATCGATGTAATAACTGGTTATGTAGAAATGTCACGTATTTGTAGTGTTCCTATTAGTTTCTTAGTGTTTCGTGGACAAGGAATAAAATTAACTAGTTTTGTAGCTAAAAAATGTCGAGAAAAAGGGACATTGATGCCCGATTTGGAAAAATTTGGTGGGAATGATGGTTATGAAGGCGCAATTGTTTTACCACCTAAATGTTCAATGTATATGGATAACCCAGTAGCTTGTGTAGATTATTCGTCATTGTATCCATCTTCTATGATAAGTAATAATTTATCACAAGATAGCAAAGTATGGACAAAAGAATATGATTTGAAAGGAATTTTAATTCGAACTACAGGAGAAATTGATAAAGAAGGTAATTATATATATGACAATTTACCAGAATATCAATATGTAGATATAGAATTTGATACTTTTAAATATATAAGAAAAACACCAACATCACGTGCAGAAAAAGTAAAGTCGGGAACCAAAATATGCCGCTGGGCACAATTACCAAACAACCAAAAATCTATTATGCCTTCTATTTTGGAAGAACTTTTGAAAGCACGTTCAGATACACGTAAGATGATAAAAACGGAAAAAGATCCATTTATGCAAAATATTCTAGACAAACGTCAATTAGGTTACAAAGTAACAGCCAATTCATTATATGGCCAATGTGGTGCAAAAACATCTACTTTTTATGAGCAAGATGTTGCGGCTTCTACAACGGCAACAGGTCGTTTGATGATTACATACGCAAAACGAATTATTGAAGAAGTTTATCAAAATCGTGAATACCAAACTGAAAATCATGGAACAGTATTAACAAAAGCGGAGTATATATATGGTGATAGTGTTACTGATTATACACCAGTAAATATTCGTGTCAAAGGTAAAATAATAATATGTAAAATTTCGGAATTAGCGAAAAGATATGGAGAAAATAAATGGATTAGATGTAAAGAAGACGGAAAACAAGAAAAAGAATACTGTGAGTTAGACAATGTCGAATCATGGACAGATCAAGGATGGACAAAAATAGAACGAGTAATAAGACATATTTTGGCCCCTAATAAAAAAATCATAAGAATTTTAACACACACAGCAGTTGTTGATGTTACAGACGATCATTCATTATTATCTTTGAATGGGAAAGAAATAACACCAAAAGAATGTAATATTGGAACAGAACTTTTACACAAAACAATTGATTTCAACAATAGTCTTTCAGAGGAATTTTGTATTTTTACAAAAGAACAAGCTCAAGTAATGGGATTCTTTTTCAGACATGGAAGTTGTGGTGAATATGATTATAAATCAGGAAAAAAATGTTTTTGGGAATTGAATAATGTTTCAGATGACATCATTATAAAGTATTTTGATCTTTGTAAAATCGCTTATCCAAAATTTGATTGGACAATAAATAATGATTCAAAAACTTATAATAGATACAAAATTGTTACAACATCAAGTATGTATGATTCTTTGAATGAGTTTATTACAAAATATCGTTTATTAATGTTCTTTGACAAATCAAAGATAATTCCAACAGAAATATTGAACGCAAATATCGAAATACAAAAAGCCTTTTGGAAAGGAATGTATGACACAGGTTGTCAGAAGAATGTAAATGGTTGTATAAAAATAAATAAAAAGAATCAATTAAGTGTTTCACATATTGTATACTTAGCAAACAGATTAGGATGGAAAACATCAATCAATAATAGAAATGATAAATTAGACAATTATAGAATTACACTGACAAATGAAGAACAAAAAAAGAATCCTAATGCCATTAAAAAAATGTGTGAAATACCTTACGAAGGATATGTTTATGATCTTACAACAAAAAATCACCATTTTGCCGCAGGAATAGGAAACATGATTGTACATAATACGGATTCAGTGTTCTTTACATTTAATTTGGAAGATCCAATTACAAAACAACCTATTCGTGGAAAAGACGCATTGGAAATAACGATTGAAATTGCGCAAGATGCTGCTCATCTTTGTACTGAATTTTTGAAACCACCAATGGAATTATCTTATGAAAAAACATTGATGCCTTTTGTTCTCCTTTCTAAAAAAAGATACGTAGGAATGCTATATGAGACAGATCCGAATAAAGGCAAAATTAAGTATATGGGTTTATCACTTAAAAGACGCGATTCTTGTGATTATTTAAAAGATGTTTATGGTGAAATTTTGAATATTCTTATGAAAGAAAATAATATACAAAAGGCGATTGATTATTTGGACAATGCATTAAACGATTTAATTGATGGTAATGTATCAATGGATAAACTTATGATTACACGTGCTTTACGAAGTGATTATAAAAATCCACAACAAATTGCGCATAAAGTTTTGGCGGATCGTATTGGACAACGCGACCCTGGAAATGAACCAAAACCAGGTGATCGTATAAAATTTGTATTTACTCAATCGAAAATAATTAACAAAAAAATGCTTTTGGGAGATAGAATTGAAACACCTGAATTCATAAAAGAAAATAAATTGAAAATAGACTATACACACTATATAACAAATCAATTAATGAAACCACTACAACAATTATTTGGATTAGCTATAGAAAAAATTTGGGAATATCAACGAAAACCGAATGCCATAAAAACCTACAAAAAAGATATGGCGCAATTAGAAAAAGAATTCAAAACGGATTATGAAATGTTTATGAAACGCAAAGAAAAATATTGTTCTTCAAAAGTAAAAATTTTATTGTTTGATAAAATTTTGAATAAGATTGCGAATGAAAAAAATCATATTCAAATGATAACTGGATTTTTCAAGTAATTTTTGTAATATTCATATTCAATATTATCAAATATTATAACCATTTTTGTATATTTCGTTCCATTCTGTATATTTTTTATTTTTATATTGTATCTGGTATAGGAATTTCCAAAGTAAAAAGTAGATTTTGACTAGAATCATATGTTGGTGGTTGTTCCGTCAAAACATCAGAAATAATTCTAGCAAGTTGTTGATATCCATTATTACGAGAAGATGTTTGCGTAGAACCTTGTCTCTGTGTATGTGTAAATGAATTAAAAATATTTTCAAACAAAGGTGATAAATTATGTATTGGAGAACTATTTGATCTAGATGTGGACGTAGACGTGGTTGTGGATCTAGAATTAGAATTAGAATTCGATGATGGAATATTATTTGACGAAAACAAAGGTATTAATTCAGGGTCATTTATTTCTTCATTATTTATTGGATCATTCATAGATAAATCGATATTTTCTGTGGTAGAAGAACTTGATATTGGTGTTATCAAATTAAATCTACAAACAGGGCAAATTGTATGATTGTCAAACCATCTTAATAAAGCAACTTTTTTGAAATAGTGTCCACATACTGTTATTTTACAAATTTCTTCATTATGTACAAATTCATCTAATGTAATTGCACATCTATTTTCATTCATAGATTCATCATAATGAATGGTTTGTGTAAATTCTTCAAATTGTAAATGTGTCAAACCTAAATTTCTAGGTAATGGTGCTTCAAAAGATGATGGTAAACTAAGTAAATATATCAAAGATGATATATCAAAATTTTGACGATTTTCATTTACATTTCTACTTCTTATATTTGGATTACGATTACTGAAATTACGCTGATTCAATAAATAATGATCTAATAATATTTGAAGTAAATTCAATATACCAAAAATATTAGAATTGTAACTATCAACAATATGATTATGAGCACGAATATTTTCATTATAATTATTCAAAAGTTCTCGAACAGAATCCAAAATATCATTTATAGATCTCTCTGTGCGCGACGTAGTTAAATTTACATTATCTTGATGCTGCCAATTTTGTGGATAATTATTTGAAAAATAATTAAAATCATTACCATTATTCATGTTAAGATCTTTGATATACTAATATAAAGCTATTATTTTATATTAGTATAATTTTAAAGATATATGGATTTGACTAAATATTATGATAAAGGTTATACAGGATTAGTAAATTTAGGTAATACCTGTTTTTTGAATTCATGTTTACAAGTATTAAGTCATACTTATGAATTAAATGAAATTTTAAATTCGACTGAAGTAAAAAGACATTTGAAATCGAAAATAATAGAAACAGAAATAATAAGAGAATGGATGGATTTAGTAAGTGTTATGTGGAATCAAAATGGTATTGTTTCACCAAATCGATTTGTACATAATATACAAAAAATTGCTAAAAAAAAAGATAGAGATATATTTACAGGTTGGAGTCAAAATGATATGACTGAATTTTTACTTTTTATCATTGATTGTTTTCATACAAGTCTTTCAAGATCAGTAAAAATAAAAATTACAGGTAAACAAGAGAATAACACCGATTTATTAGCAATAAAATGTTATGAAATGTTGAAAACTGTTTACAATAAAGAATATTCAGAAATAATGGAATTATTTTATGGCATTTATGTTTCTGAAATTAAATCCATTGATGGAATTAATAATTATTCAATAATGCCAGAAAATTATTTTATATTAGATTTACCTGTTCCTACTTCAAATAATGATAAAAGAATAAATTTGATAGATTGCTTTGATGCGTTTGTAAAACCTGAATATTTATTAGGTGAAAATGCATGGTATAATGATAAAACAAAACAAAAAGAAGATATACAAAAATGTATAAAATTTTGGAATTTTCCTGATATTTTGATTATAACATTAAAACGTTTTTCTATCGATGGTAAACATAAAATTGATAAATTTGTAGACGCACCTTTGACGGATTTAAATTTATCGAAATACGTTCATGGTTATAATTCAAAAAAGTATATATATGATTTATACGCAGTTTGTAATCATATAGGAAATATTTATATGGGTCATTATACAGCATTTGTAAAAAACGCAAAAAACGAATGGGTTCATTATAATGATGAACAAGTAAATATCATGAATGATAATGAATCTATTATAACGCCTATGACGTATTGTTTATTTTATCGCAAAAAAATAAATAAGTATAATATAAAGTAAAAATATGATTTATGATAATAAATCAACGAAAAGTTATAATGAACAAGTTTTTACACAAGGAAAAGACGATAATTTTGTATATACCCCAAATGAACACCCAAATTTTAAATTAATTACTATAATTGAAACAATATTTAATTTCACTACTTTATTTTTTTTTATTGGGTTTTTAGCAATATATTATATTTTATATTATACATTCAGTTCAGTGTTTAAATCAAAATTTACAGATGATGTAATTAATTCACATACTATAAATTTGACTATTATATTATTATTATTATGTGGATTTTTATATTTTTATTTTACATTATCGCAATTTTATCAAACACATTTTTTTACGTATATTATGGCATTATTCAAAGATGAGATGAATGATCCAAATACAACTTTAATAATGGCAACATTTTTATTGTTGTTTTATTTATTCGTATTTGTAATGAAATTCCCAATGGGAAAAGATACAAAACCATTTATGTTAGAATTAATTGAGTTTAAATCTATAATATATTTGATAATGTTAATATTTATTGTTATTATTATTTATGGATTTCATTTTGAAATTGTAGATTGGATTTATTATATAATGTATGAAGCATATGAAAAATCAACTTCTATTTTTGATAAAAAATCACCATCACCATCACCATCACCACCGTCACCGTCACCGCCACCACCGTCATCAGTAAAAACAACCCCACCAACAGAGACAAAAAATTCAACAACAGATTATGCAAAAGATGAAGTATTTAATATAGGAAATAATTTATATACATATGATGATGCTCAATCTATATGTACAGCTTATGGTGCTCGTTTAGCCACATATGATGATATAGAAAAATCATATGAAGCTGGTGGTGAATGGTGTAATTACGGTTGGTCTGATGGACAAATGATTTTTTTTCCTACTCAAAAAGATACATGGAATAAATTACAGAAAGATCCTAATAAAAAAAATAATTGTGGTCGTCCCGGAATTAATGGTGGATATATAGCAAACCCTTATATTAAATTTGGTGTAAATTGTTATGGAAAAAAACCAAAACCTAGTGATTCAGATAGATTAATGATGATGAACAAAAATGAAGATCATTCTACTACAAATAACTCGGCAAAAATAGATCCAAATGTAGAAAAATGGAAATCATTATTAAGCACATTGACTATAAATTCTTATAATAATAATGAATGGTCCGAATTTGATTCTATACCACAATATAATATACCAAAAACGATTTATACACATACACCATCATCAAATTGTAAAATTTTATCTAATTAATTTTTTTGTTTTTTTGTTTTTTTGTTTTTTTTGATAATATGTATTTTTTTCGTTTTGGAAAGTTTTGAAGATTCATTAAACTGTTTAACATTTGTAATGGGTTCTCCTTTTGGCAAGTCATTAAAACAACAAGAAGAAAACAATTTATCATAATCACTAATATTCATAATAGAATTATCATTATCATGTTTTAAAATATTTTTACAACATGATGTATTTTTATTATATACCAACCCTAATGGTATAAATAAATGTTTTATTTTTGTTAATCCTTCTAATTCTTTAGAATTATTATATTTTTTTAAAATATTTTCGGAAATTATTGGAAATCCACCAACCGTAAAATTTTCTTCATTATCAGAATTACCCCCACCGTAAATAATATTAGGTCGAATATGAATATTATTAAGATAATTACAACTCATATTTTTAATAATTTTATATATTATTGATACATTATTTCGTGCTAGTTCTCCGAATTTCTTTTACATAATCTACTTGACGATTATCTCTCAAATAATTTATAATAAAATCAATTTGATCAGAATCGTCTATTATTTTTTCTAAACACTCTTCGATATATCCAAATGATAATGGTGAATATATTTTTTTTTCGTTTACTAATAACTGACCATCCGTTATAGTTATTTTATTTTTTATATTATTTTTTTCAACATATTCACATATATTTTCAGATAACTCGTTTTTCATATCACGCATTTTTTTTATTTTTTCATTCACAATTTTCAATTGAGTGTCTAATGTGACCCATTTTTGTATTTTTTCGATAAACTGCGTTCTCGAATCAATAATATTTGTAATCATCTTATAATAAAAAATAATTATATTATAAAATTTAACTGTCGATAAATTCAAACGGAACAGATACCGATATTGATTTGTAATAACACTCTTTCACTGCGTATCATTACAAATATTCAATGGTATCTTCAATGGTATCTTCAATAGTATCTTCAATGGTATCTTCAATGGTATCTTCAATAGTATCTTCAATGGTATCTTCAATGGTATCTTCAATGGTATCTTCAATAGTATCTTCAATGGTATCTTCAATGGTATCTTCAATGGTATCTTCAATGGTATAATATTTATTTACGATAACGACGGGTTGATCTACGAAATTTTCTAGATTTATTTGATGTTTTATTTTTATAAATATTATTATTGGCATATAGAAGAACAGCAGGAACTGCAACATCCATTAATACACTTTTACCACCTTGTTGTCTATTATTTCTACCACCTTGTTGTCTATTATTTCTACCACCTGCACGCATTGAAATAGAACCATCTTGTCCACGATGTTGGTCTCCTGGACCTCCATATGTATATTCTCCAAATCCAGTAGCACCACCATCACCACCACGAACATTTCTTCTTCGTTTTTGAGTTCTTGTTCTTGTTCTTTTTTTGTTAGACATTATATATATTATATATAGTTATTTTAGATAAAAATATTAATAGCTAAATATTGATATAGGTGTTTTTGTAGTATACATTAAACGAATCAATAAATATAAATTTGCTAAAATAATAATAATTAATAGAATATGATAAAAACAAATAAGCCAAATATAAATGTATGTTTCGTTATAAATTAAACATACAATAGGATGTATTATTTCAGTAACATTACGTTTTGTGTCTTCATTTTTAAAAAATTCAATACATTTGTCTTTAATTGTTTTCATTTTACATCAAACAAATAAAAAAAAATGTAAAAACAAACGGAAATTGGTCGTATAAATATTTAAAAAAAAATATCTATTAAAAATAAATGGATATAATAAATGATCCAAATATTGATTTTAATTTCGAAAAATTATTGTTAACTACACCAACAATTATTTCAGGTGGAAATCATTTTATAAAATATTTATTCAATAATAATCCATTATATATAAGAACACCTAAATGTAATATCAAACAAGGAATAATAAAAGCAGGTAAAAAACTATATTGTGATTTAATGTTTACAAATGTACATGAAGAGTTTATTCAATGGTTAGAAAATTTAGAGAACTATAGTCAAAAAATTATTTTTAATAAACGTGATAAATGGTTTGAAACAGATTTAGAGCAAAATGATATAGAAAATTCATTTACATCGCCGATAAAAATATTTAAATCTGGAAAATATTATATTTTACGTTGTAATGTTCCAAATATTTTAGGAAAATCTGATTTAAAAATATATGATGAGAATGAAAATATTTTAGATATTGATACATTACAAGAAAATACACCAGTTGTTTGTGTTTTAGAAATTCAAGGTATAAAATGTTCTCCAAAAGGCTTTCAAATCGATATAGAAATAAAACAATTGTTAGTTTTAAAAAATACCAATTTATTTGATAAATGTATTTTATTAAATCCTCTATCAAAGAATCCCAAAATAAATATGAATTTAAATAATCAAAAAAAAAATGATAAAGAAACAAATGAACATTCAGAAGAACGCAAAAAAAAAACAGACAAAAATGAATCAAATGGTAATGAAAACGCTATAGAAGAAATTGAAATATTAGATGTATTAAACAAAAAAAGTAAAAAAAATGATAATGATAATGAACACGAAGATGAACACGAAGATGAACACGAAGATGAACACGAAGATGAAGATGAAGATGAAGATGAAGATGAAGATGAAGACGAAGATGAAGATGAAGATGAAGACGAAGATAAGGACAAAAATAAGGACGAAGATAAGGACGAAGATAAGGACGAAGATAAGGACGAAGATAAAGATGAAGATAAAGATGAAAATGAAGACAAAGATAAAAACCAAACAGAACCATTTTTTTTGGAAGAAATAAAATTTAATTTAGATGAAATATCACAAGAAGAAGTAGTGTTAAAAAATAGAAATGACGTTTATTATGAAATGTACAAAGAAGCAATGAAAAAAGCCAAAATTGCTAAAGATTTAGCATTATCTAGTTATTTAGAAGCGAAACGTATTAAAAATTTATATATGTTAGATGATTTAAGTGATGATGATGAATATGAATATAGTGATTATGATAATGTAAACGAAAAAGAATTTGAAAAAAAATAATTTCAAATAATTTTATCAGCCGTTTATATAAACATAATGTTTAAGGAATCTTCTCGTGGATTTTTCAAATTTTTTACAACACAACGTATTATTATTTTAGTTATCTTCCTTATTTTAGCCTATATATTATTTGGTTATTCAAATTCAAAAGGTAATGTAAAAGATGGTTATAGTGATGGATATACTATAGGAGATGGAATTACAAATACTTTATCTATGAATTCAAATACAAAACAACCTCTTGTACAAGATACAAATAATAGTAGTGGTGGATATAACACACAATCTACAGGAAATCCACAAGATCTTCTTCCGAAAGATAAAAACAGTCAATTTAGTGATTTTAATATGATTAATCAAGGTAATATTGTTATGCCTGATTTATTAGATGCTGGTTATTTGATTGGATTAGATACTATTGGACAGTCTCTTCGTAATCCTAATTATCAAGAACGTTCAGATCCAATAATACCAAAAATAAATATTGGTCCTTGGAATAACAGCACGATTGAGCCAGATATTGGTCGTGTTCCTTTAGAAATTGGTCAAGGTCCCCGTTAAATCACAATGAGAAAATGCGTCCCATTACAATTCTTGAACAGTTTATCCGTTTAATTTGTATCATAAAAAATAAAAATTTATATAATGTTAATATAAATATTTAACATTATTAATGAGTATAAACAAACATGTTTTTCCAAACGGGTTACGTATTATTTATGAAAAATCAACACATAAAATAGCAACTTCTCATATTTATACATTTTGTGATTTTGGCTCTGCATATGAAAAAGATGGTGTGCGTGGTGCTGCACATTTTATAGAACATATGTGTTTCAAAGGGACACATAAACTTCCATCTTCTAAAAATTTGATGCATTTTTTTGATGAAATTGGTGCTTATATAAATGCTTATACTGAAAAAAGATATACTTGTTATACATTGAAATGTAATGATGAGCATATAAATAATTCGTTAAAAATATTATCAGATATGATGTTTAATTCCAAATTTGATAAAAAGGAATTTAAAAAAGAAGAAAAGGTAGTTATAGAAGAAAATATTCGCGATTCTGATAATGATCTCATCATTATTAAAGATGAATTAAACAAACTTTTATATAATGGTAGTTCTTATGCTTATCCAATTGATACATTAGAATATCATAAAAATTTATTTGATTATAAAAAAGTCCATGATATGTATTGTTCTTTTTATAATCCATCAAATATTGTTATCAGTTTTGTATCTAATTTATCTTTTGAAGAAATAAAAAAATTTGTAGAGTCAACTAATTTTATAAAAACAAAACCTATTGTATATTTGTCAAATGACTATGGTATATTACCTTATTTAAAACCACAAACGGGAATTCAGTACAATTTATTAAAAAAAAAAGGATTGAATACAACACATATTTGTATAGGTTTTCGCACTTTATTAAAAGATAAATACAAACTTAATTTTTTATCAACATTGTTAAGTAATACTTTCAATTCGCGTTTATATTTATTATTACGTGAAAAACATGGTCTTACATACACTACAAAATCATATGTTGATTATAATGAAATAACTGGTGATTTTTATATTTATTCAGAAGCAGATTATAAAAAAATAATTTTCAATGGTTCAAATAATCTAGGTGTTTTTCCGATTTTAATAGCTCTTATTTTAGATTTAATTCATAATGGTGTAAAACAAAATGAAATAAAACTTACAAAAAGTTATTTGAAAGGCGCTTTAAATTTATCTTTGGAAAACAGTGATAAAATTGTAAGACATAATGGTTATCAATTTTTAGTGCACCCAAATGATGAAATTATTCCTTTGTCAAAAACATTTGAAACACATTATGAAAATATTACAAAAAAGGACATTGATAATGTAATAAAAACATATATTAAATCATCTGGTATGTCAATTTGTATTTTAGGTGATCATCTTCCTTCCAAAGAATTATTACAAAAAATATGTAATCGTATCAAATAAATATACTCATTTATATTATATGCTTAAGATTGATATTTTAGGATACGCTTTAATAGTATTTATTATCATTATTGGATTATACATATATTATGACAGTGATAGTTTTCAATTAAAATGTATTGTTTCAACTATAGATGGAAACAAATATTGTGTTAGAGAACGAGAGAATATTCAAAAAGCAGCAGACTTATTAGCAAAAATTACAGAAAAGTGTAAATCTTTGGTAAAATATGTAGGAAATAAATATCCCGAAAATGAAGATGTAAAACGTTTGGTAAAAAATTATAATCCTAAAAAAGTAATGGAAACGTTACCTACTAGTGAATATACTGCGTATAGTGAAAACAAAGGTGAAAAATTGGCATTTTGTTTAAATCGTGAAAAAAATGAGAACAACAATTTAATTGATGAACATACATTGATGTTCGTTTCTATTCATGAACTTTCTCATGTTATGACAAAATCAATTGGACATAAAAGTGAATTTTGGAAAAATTTCAAATTTTTATTAGAAAATGCCAAAGAAGCTGGTATTCATAATCCCGAAGATTACAAAAAAAAACCGAAAGAATATTGTGGTATGAAAATTCATGACAATCCATATTACGATGTCTAATGTAGTAAATATATGAGAACGTCTTCTTTATAAGAAAATGATTCGAAAAATATAATATTGTAATATTTGAAACGATAACCAAAATAATTTCCTACACATTTTGTGAACGGTTCGTTATTTTTTGTAGCAGAAATAATTTTCATATCTGCGACTAAATCTGTTTTATATGTACAATAAACAGTTAAAACTATTTTCTTTTTTGGTAATAAAAATAAATAATTATTATTTACTTTGATATACGATTTGGTTGTAAAATAATCTTTATTACATAATTCATATTTTTCAAAAGTATTCCATTTATTTCTACACAACGGACAACTAGTAAGTTTTGAAGTACAATTTTTACAAAATGAATGACTACATGATTTCATAATATAATTTTCAGGTAATATTTCTTCCAAACATACTGGACATTCATTGATGATATTCATATTTAATATTATGTTTTAGTATGAATAATATAAATTTTGTTCAATCATTCAATTTTATTCGATTATTATATTAAATAAAAATTATGGCCACCTGGTGCTATATAAATACCTAATTTTGTTAATATTTTCACTTTACTATCGTGTATTAAAATACTAGTTTTTGCCCATAAATGTTCAATACATTCGTATTCTTGTGGAATATGTATTTGTTTAACATATTTACATGTCATACCAATAGCACCAGTAACGCAATCACTAGCTTTATGAGGAACGGCTGCGATTTTATAAGATCCATATCGGATAATACACTCTGTTTTTAGTTCTTTTTGAATCATTTCTTCCAAATATTGTAAAAATGGTGAATATGTAATATTTAAACAATATCTACCTGTTATTTTTACAATGAAATCTTCATCTTGTATATTGAAATAATCAATACATTTATGTAGATCTATTATTTCTTTCATACCGCGATTTTTTGTATCAATTGAATTTGTATTAGTGTAAAGTACAGGAAAATTATAATTATCTAAAAATGATATAGGATTTTCATATTTATTTGATAGATTATTTTCTACTATAATAGGTTGAATTTTATTAGAAATTTCAAGAGGCAATTTAATTTTGTAGTAAGTTACAAAATTTTCAAATGAGATTTTATATTCTCTTTCACGTCTATTGAAATGTTCATCTATTAATGAACATGTAAAAATAATATAAATCATATATTGTAATCCTAATATTTATTTTTATATAGTATTATAAATAATCTAAAATAACGGTATATGAAGACCCAATTTTTGTCGAGCTTCTATATATATTTTTTCATATTTTGAATCATGCCAATCTTTTGGTAATATTGAAGAAAAAGAATTATAAATATGATCATAATTATAAAATCGGCCTCTCGAATCACGTTTTGTACAAAGTAAATCCATTGCTGATCCAAAATCTAAAAATATACCTTTTGGATATTTTTTATGTAGTTCAGCAATAAGTACTTTCGCGCCCATTCCACAAGAAGTAATAACAATTGGTTGTTCATCATTACCAATTTCTTGACAAACTAAATTTATTAATTGATCAAAATTATTATCAAACCAATTTTGAAAAGGAACATGGATAAGCGATGTTGCGTTCAACAATATTTTTGATTTTAATAATAACGGATTGCATATTATATATTTTTTCAATGATGATTCTTGAATTGTTTTATACATTTTTAATTTCCGATCAAAAATATCACTATTGAAATCAATAACATCAATAATAAATGTGTGATATTCTGCCCAATTTATATTTGTATTCGACTCTACTAAACTTTTCCAAAAATCAACTTTTTCATCTTCAATCCACATACCAATATAAGCATTTTCAGTTTTTGTTGTCATATAAATAAAAGATTCTTTCAAACCGTTCGATAATTTTTCTGTATAATTATCATAATCGCAATTATGTCCATCTACAAATGATTTTCCAAGAGCACAATAATATTCACCATCACCATATTTTGAGAATGAAATTGGTTTTTTATTTGAAACACAATCGATAATATTTTCAATAATAATAGATGGTGTTGAATAATATTTTGATTTTAACTTATTCTTATCTATATAACAATGAGTAATGTTCATTATACAATTTTAATAATTATAATTTAAAATTAAAGTATATGTTTATATACTTAATTTTACATCTTTTTATATTTCAAACGCCGATTTTTTTACACCCTTGAACATTTATAATATTGTATGTTGTAAAAGTAATCGTGACGATTTACAATGCCGTGGTTGGATTATCATATGAATTTTTCTAATTTTTTACAATGAATATGTAAATTGAAAATTTGAATTTTTTCCAAATCTTCTGTAATTAAAAATGGACGACGTATATTATCAATTTCATCTATTTCCCATTGAAACTTATATCTATCATATTTTATAACACACGTTTCATTAATAAATCCTGTTGTATCTCCTGAAATATTTTGAGGATCAACTCCGCCCAAGTATTGTCCTATAGCTGCTGCATCAAAAATAAATCCAAATTTTTCAAAATTTTTTGTCACATAATATTCTTCATTCGTTTGAGAATCATCTGAAATACAAATAGGAAATTTATCAAAAAATTCTGGTATTTTATATGAAATAATTGAAAAATTTTCCATATCATTTTTATTATATTCGTATAATTGTAAAATTTTTTCCAGTATCTCTGCGTTTGGAATATATACAATACTCGCAATTGCGCGATTGTATGAATCCATTGGAATAAATAATTTTTGTTGCGTCGATGATTTTAAAAATGGTATTAACTTATCACAATTATAATAAATTGGTACATCATTTTCTAAATGTATAACATCTTGTATTTCATATTTCTTCATAAAAGCATAAATATAAAAAAAACGACTCGAAGTAAATACCCAAAATGCGTTTCGAAAATTAATATTCATATGACTTTTTTGAGTATATTGAAATTTATCTTCAAGTGTACCAGCGTCAATCAAATGAATATTTGAATTGTATTCTGAAAAATTATCGAAAAATTCGCGATTTGTAATTACATATATTTTTTTATGATTCAATCGAATCAATTGTTTGATATTTGTTAAAATATATTCCTGAAAATTTCCTATAGATACTAAAACAATGTTCATTATATTGAATATATGAATATATATGTTTACTTTATATTTTATCAAGACATTCATTATTTTTCATAATTACAAAACACAAAACACAAAACACAAAACACAAAAAAATTGAATTATTATTTGAATTTTATAATAAGATACATTATTAAATCATAATATATTAATTATCAAAATGGCTCACGAATTTGATCGTAAATTTATTGAGAATATCTTATCTTTAGCAGATGATATTATCACAAAACGCAGATCTGTGGACGATTTCAAAGGCGATGATCTTTTCATTTATAATAAAGCTTCAGCATTAACATTATATGAATTAAATGTTTATCCTATGGATAGAAAAACAATTCAATTCTTGAAAATGTTGAAAGAAAAATATGATGAACGTTCTGTTTCATTCAATGGTGATAAAACAGTAGATGATGGGTGTATTGATTATAAATCATATTTGAAACAGGTAAATAATAGATTTGTATGTTTTAAAGAATATATGTTAATGGAGTTTGAAAAGTCAAAACCCTCACTTACTTTTTATACTCGTCACATTATTCTTGAGAAATTTGGATATTTTCGTGAACGTATTGTTCGGGAAATAATCAATATTACGATAAAAAAAACTGTGATAAAAAAAAAAGACGAAGAAAAAGTTTTAGATGATGTATGTGGAATTTGCTATGATAATCATACTATGATTGAATCTGTTACTACTCAATGTGGCCACACATTTGGTAATTGTTGTATTCAAACATGGATAACTACAAAATCAAACAGAAAAGAAGTGGTAACTTGTCCTTATTGTATAAATAAAATTACATCTATGAATGGATTTAGAGCAAGACCTACACCTAAATCGTTGAAAAAATAAAATAGAATAATAATATAAATATTTTGTAATTTTGTAATTTTGTAATTTTGTAATTTTTTGTTCTTCTAATAACAATAACGAAGAGTTTTACTTTATAAATCTTCCATATCCACTCCCGCTTCAACCCACTTTATAACACGAGAGGGATGCCAAGCTTTCATCATTAACTCTTCACGGATAATATCCATACGCCGCTTCAAAAATCCATAATCCAATTCAAAAATGTTTTTATTCAAAGCAATCAATACCCAATTGATTTTATCTTGATTTTTTTTTAAAATATGTATGGCATTTGGGTTTTTTGATAAATTATGCCAATTTATATTATCAGGGTTAGCTTCTAATAAATGTATTGCATTTGGATTTTTTGATAAATCTTGCCAAGAAATTAGATTCCTGTTAGCTTCTATAATATGAATTGCATTTGGATTAGCAGATAATTGGAACCAAACAATTTTTCTCGGATTAGCTTCTAGAATATGAATGGCATTCGGATTTCTTGATAAATACCACCAATCTATTTTTGTTGGGTTAGCTTCTAACAAATGAATGGCATTCGGATTTCTTGATAAGAATCTCCAATATATTTTGCTAGGATTTTGCTCTAATAATTCTATCGCATTTGGATTAAAAGATAACATTCGCCAATCTATTTTTTCCATATTAGCTTTCAAAATGTGAATAGCATTTGGATTTTCTGATAAATGACTCCAATACACTTTATCCATCATTCGGTTTATCAAATGAATGGCATTTGGATTTTTACATAAATTATGATGTCTTATTTTTTTAGGATTTTGTTCTAATATATCGATTGCATTTGGATTTCCTGATAAGCAATACCAATCTATCTTTTTTGTATTAATCCAATCTCGAAATTTGTATAAACTTGTCATTATGATTTTGAAAATCTTTTAAGATAAATATAATATTAATAATGAAAATAATATATTTTATTAATCATTTTTTGAGAACAATTTTATGTAAAAAACAAAAAATAAAATATCTTATTTTTTTGTAAAGAAATATTTATACCGTTCAAGAAAAAGGCTCGAACTGTTCTCTACTCTATAAATCTTCCATATCGAGTCCCGCTTCAACCCACTTTATAACACGCGACGGACGCCAAGCTTTCATCATTAACTCTTCACGGATAATATCCATACGCCGCTTCAAAAATCCATAATTCAACTCAAAAATACTAGGATTTTTAGATAATGTATACCAATAAATTTTATCAAGATTTTGTTCTAATAATGGAATAGCATTTGGATTTTGAGAGAAATAATACCATTTTATATTATTTTGATTTTTTTCTAATATATGAATAGCATTTGGATTGGAAGATAAAGAGTGCCAATCTACGCTGTCCAAATTTTTTTCTAATATATGAACAGCATTTGGATTTTTTGATAACAAATACCAAGATACTTTGTCCAAATTTTTCTCTAATATATGAATAGCATTTGGATTATATGATAAAGAATTCCAATTTATTTTATCCAAATTTTTTTCTAATATATGAGTAGCATTTGGATTTCTTGATAACAAATACCAATCTAGTTCGTATGATAAAGAAAACCAAGATACTTTGTCCAAATTTTTTTCTAATATATGAGTAGCATTTGGATTTCTTGATAACAAATACCAATTTATTTTGTTCAAATTTTTTTCTAATATATGAATCGCATTTGGATTTTTTGATATAGTACACCAATCTACTTTATCCAAATTTTGTTCTAATATATGAATAGCATTTGGATTGGAAGATAAATAAAACCAATCTACTTTGTCCAAATTTTGTTCTAATATATGAATAGCATTTGGATTTTTTGATAACAAATACCAATTTACTTTATCCAAGTTTTGTTCTAATAAATGAATCGCATTTGGATTTCCTGATAAACGATACCAATTTACTTTATCCAAGTTTTGTTCTAATATATGAATAGCATTTGGGTTCTCTGAAAAGTAATACCAATCTAATTTATTAACATCAATCCAATAACGAAGTTTATATAAAGACTCGAACCCATCTTTTATATTTGAACTTGTCATTATTATAATATTATTATAAATTCAATAAAAATATTATACAATAAACAATCAATTTTACAAATATTATTTACGCATATAATGGTGACAAGAAACAAAATCAAATTCATTCGAATCATTGAATCCTATTTCAGAAGAATTTTTCCATTTTAATGGTCGATTTTTCATTTTATCTGAATGAAATTTCAACATATAATTAAAATAAATTTCATATTCTGACGCTCCAGATGTGGAAGCATTCAAACCAGTTAGATTTTTATCTACCATAGATAAAAATATTTTCCAAAAAGGTTCATTGTTATGATACGTTTCTACTAATACCATTAATTCTTTTACATAATTTGTATCAAACATCATATGATGACAAATACCCGATATTTTAAGATTTTGTTTTTCTAAAAAAGGGTGTAATTTTTTCATATGTTCAAAATAAGGTTTATGATACTCAACACCCGTAGCATATAAAGGAATATTTGTTTCTGGATCTACAAATTTTATTTTTGATAATAAAAATGTATCACAATCAATTACTAAATATCGATTCAATATATCTGGAATTATTATACCAGCATACAGTTTCAATAATTGCTGTAAATACCAACCATTTCTAGTAGTTTTCCCATGAATAATACTTACATCTTTTATTTGAAAAGGAAAAATGTTTTCATTGATTATAATTATTTTATCGTTTTTATTTTCAATAAGAATATTTTCATCAAATGATAATAAATAAATATTTCTATAACCAATCACATTTTTTAGTGTATATTCTAACTGTTTGTTAATCTGTGAAACATCATCTGGACCAATCGGAATAACAATATCAAATAATTCTTGTTCCATTATTATATATTATATATACTTCTTTATTTGTTTACGTATAACAAATATAAAAATGTTGTATTACTTTCCATATAATGAATAATTGTAAAAATTACCTTAAAAAACATCAAATAATAACTGGTGAAAGAATACAACAAATAGCAGATGTTTATATTGGAGAAAAATATGATTTTGAATGGAATCCTGTTATTTATCAAGATAAAAAAAAACATAAAAATATCCATGAGTTATTTAGTATTGATAATTATGAAAATCCAAAAATCGTTTTTTGTTATACTCATTTGATTCCAAAATTAGTTAAAAATATTCATAAATTTATGAATCCTTTTGTTTTGATAACACATAATTCAGATTATAATGTTACCGATTGTGAAGACACTTTTGTGATTTTAATGAACGAAAAAGTTATCAAATGGTATACACAAAATCTTTCTACAACTGACTATGAAAAACTTTTTTTTTTACCAATTGGTATTGCTAATTCTCAATGGCCTCATGGAAATTTAGATATATTTGATTATATTCATAAAAATTATGAAATATCTTCTTTGAAAAGCAAATCAATTTATTTTTCATTCAAAATAGAAACAAATATGAGTAAACGGAAAGAATGTTTTGATACATTAAAAAATACCATCCCATTTCTTCCATTTGCTCCTTTTGAAGAAAATTTAATACGTATGATGAATTATAAATATTGTATTTGTCCTGTTGGTAATGGTATAGATACACATCGATTGTGGGAAGCATATTATTTGAAAATTGTCCCTATTATGATAGAAGATATATTTTCAAAAAGATTAGAGAAAATGAAATTTCCTATATTATTGGTAAAATCATGGAAAGAATTGGATATATACAATTTACCATTATATTCAAGTTATGATTTTTCTTATGTAGAGTATTATTTAGATATAAATAATATAAAAAATAATATTTTAGACATTTTATAATTTTGAATATTTGTAATGAAGCTATAACTATAATATTGAATGATTCAAAGGTTTATATGTAAAAATATGTAAAGATATATAGTATAATCAATTATGGAAGAAGAGAAATCACCAATTGAACCACTGATAAAAGATATTAACAAATCACCATTTTTAATAAATGTTCAAATAATCAAACCCACTGATGATGATAATATGAATATAAAACAAACAATTGAATTTAATATATCAGGTTCTCTACAAATACACCCAGATGACTCTATTTATGTTATAAAAAATAAAATTATTCGTGAATCAAATATAACAAATATATCAGCAAAAGAAATATTTTTATTTTCAAAAATAGATTTGAAACTTACGGCAAAAGAAATATACGATTCAATCACTCGCACAGATGAAGTTTTTTTAGATATAAAACAAATGAAACAATTATGTAAAAATTTAAACAAGTCTTTACCAAATGAAAATAAAAATACATATACTTATGAAGAATTTACTGAAATTTTTTCTACAGATGAAACTGAATACTCTTTATTTCAATCAATTGGACAAAAATTTGAAAATGGTAGAAATTATTTGTTTTCAACGAATCCGTTCGATTTTGAATATATGATTTCCGATATAAAAACAAATCCTCTTTTTACTTTTGAAAATTCATTATTATTAAATTATTTACAATATAATTCAAATAATACACTTCCACCAGAATATAATATTTATCTATGTTTAGCAGAAGACGTTCTCGAATTCGGAGAAAAAAATGAAATTATTGGGGATTATTTGACTAAAATGTATTTTCCTTTTCTTTATAAAGAAAATATACGAAATTTATCTACATTATTAGAGAAAAAACAAGAATTAGTTGAAAATTATAATAATGGAATAAATGATAGTACTTGGGAATTATATAGAACAGTGGATTTGTTTAATGATATTTATAAGAATCGTACCACAGAATTACCATATAATAAGAAAGGTGTTACTGAATTCAAAATAATATTACATAGTAATTTTCAAGAAGTTCTGCCATTGGATACTATTTTCAAATGTTTACATGCTACAAAACAAATTCCTTTTATTAAATACAATCCGGGTTTTCGTAAAGAAAATATATATAGACTTTACAGTGAAAAAATTGCTACAAATGGTGAAAAAATACCATTTTTATCTGTAACCGAAATTATAAAACTTTCTAGAGAAATTGGTAAATCTGGACAAATATCATTATTTATAAATGAAAAATACGATATTTCAGGATCAGGTTCTCAATATATAAATTTAAATATATTATTACATTTTAATAAAGACGGGAAAATATTTTTCAATATTTTTACAGGACAAGAACCAATTGACAAAACCCAAGTCTATGATATTATTTATACAAAAGTAAATTCTATATTAGAGAACCTAAATATTTTTTTATATGAGACTGGTTATCAAATACGTCTTATTAAAAATAACGACACTTCAGAATATCTTGAAATTGAACAAATCAAATATATGATGGCTATTTATATTTTCAGAAAAATATCATTAGAAAAATACAAAAATTGTTTATCGTGTTTATTTGATATAGAAGATTTTCATATTCAATCAGATGAAGGTGCAAAAATGAAATTTAAACGTGTAGAAAATTATCAAGAAATGGATCCTGTCAATGTTTTAATTAGCAATGAGTATTCGAAAACACGTGATATTGAAGATGTTATTAATGCTCTTATTAAAAATTTTCGATTTACAGAAGATAAAGCAAGAGAACGTAGTATTCAATTTTTTTCCGAACATACAATCTTACGTGGTCGTTTATTAGACAATGCTGGATTTCCTATAACTATGCGTGTTATTTCTTCGGAAAATAAATTATTAATTAATGTGAATCAAATACAAGAAATTGCTTATGTAGATTTATTATATGAATATTTTGACAGTATTATAAGATTATTTCAATCACCAGAAACAAGTTCTTCAATAGAAGAACTTGTAAATATTTGTAAAGAAAATATAAATTATAAAAATGCTGATACTAATATAGATAATATTATTGCACCAAATAATGAATTAATTAATAAAATTGTTCAACCTATTTTATTTACAGAAGAAGATGATGATTTTTTCAATGATGATGTTGACGATGATGATGTTGACAATAAAGAAGAGAAAGAAGAAGAGAAAGAAGAAGAGAAGGAAGAAGAAAAAGAAGAAGAGAAAGAAGAAGAGAAAGAAGAAGAGAAGGAAGAAGAGAAGGAAGAAAAGAAAGAAGAACGTAAAAAAAAACAAATGATAGATGAAGAAGATGATGTTCTTTTTGGAATGGATCTTGAAGGTGGTGGTAATGATGATGAAGATTCGATTGAATTAGAAATTAATGTTGAAGGAAAATCATTGAAAAATCCAAATCCATTTCAAGAAAAAATAGAAAAATATGATCCTGCTCTTATTTTGAAACAAAATCAAGGACAATATGCTCCTTATTCGAAAACATGTCCTACTGCTGTGCAACGACAACCTGTTTTGTTAACAAATGAAGAAAAAGAAAATATTGACAAAAAACATCCAAATTCTTATAGCAATGCCATAAAATATGGTTCTACACCCGACAAAGAAAATTGGTATATATGTCCAAGATATTGGTCATTGAAAACAGGTACAAGTTTAACTCAAGAAGAAGTAGAAGAAATACTCAAAACAAACCCAAATGCGATTATTCCAGCTAAATCGAGAGTAGTTCCAAAAGGCGCATTTATTTATGAATTCAATAGTCCAAAGGAACATCAAGATGAAAGTGGAAATTATATTACACATTATCCGGGATTAATAAATGGTAAACACCCAGATGGTTATTCTTTACCATGTTGTTTCAAAAAGATGCAATCTCAAGAAAAGCAAAAAGAAAAAGAAGTAAATCCGAAATATAACAAATATATAATGAGTATGAATAGCCACCCTTTGCCTCATGATAGATGGGGTTTTTTACCAGTTGCATTACAATATTTTTTAAAAATCAATTATAAAAAAAACGTAGATAAAGAAAATCCAGCAATCATAAAAAAAACAGGTGCTTGTTTATTACGATATGGTATAGAACAAAACGAACAACAATCTTTTATTGGGTGTTTTGCTGAAATTTATGCTAGTATTCATGGACTAAAAATTGTACCACCTATTTCAGAAATGAGATTAATTATTTCTAATTCTATAGATATTGATCAATTTATAAAATATCACAATGGTTCTCTTATTTCTATTTTTCGTGCAAATCTTTCTGTAGAAAAAATTAAAACAATTGATATTCTAAAATATCAAAATTCTATTTTTTACTCGGAAAATAATACAGATACAGATTCCTTTTTTTTACAAGATACTATTGCTTCTTTTGAAAATTTTCAAAAATATTTAAATGATAATAATTCAGTTATTAATCACACATATTTATGGGATATTATTTCACAACCAAATAACAAACTTATTATAAATGGATTAAATTTAATTATTTTTGAAATTCCAAAACCAAATATGGTTGAAATTGTATGTCCAACTAGTTCATATTCACCAAATATGTTTGATAAAAGAAAGGAAACATTATTATTATACAAAGACGATGTTTTTTATGAACCTATATATTTTTATGAAAATAAACAATCAAATATTAAAATTACTCGTTTGTTTACAATAACACCACAAATGAAAACACTTTTGAAGTTTTTAGAAAATAATATTAAAACACAATGTAAACCCAAAGATAGTTTACCGAAATTATATGATTTTAAACGTAATTTATCTGTGGAAAAAATAATAGAATTATTAAAAGATTCCACGATTAATTATGAAATTCATAGTCAAGTTTTGAATTATCAATCTAAAATAGTTGGTATAATTATTTCTTCCCCGACATCTATGGTACATTTCTTTTTACCTTGTACACCATCTGTATTATTAGATGATTATGATTTTGAATTTATTGATGATGTTACAGAATGGAAAGATTATAATACTACAATTAGAGAACTGAATCAATTAAAAATTTTATCTAAAAATAAAATATTTTGTACACCAAAAACTAAAATTGTTGATAATGGAATGATTATAGGAATTTTAACTGAAACAAATCAATATATTAAAATATCACCATCTATTGAAAATATTGCTGATGGACTTACATCTATAGATGGTATTGATTATTTAGAAGCTGATAAAAATATTTTTAATCATAGTATTATTAAAATAGATAATCCTCGTATTAAAACAATACGTAATATTCGTATGGAAAGTAAATTTTATCGTCTTTTTCGTTCTACAATACGTACAATGTTGAGTCATTATGAATATCGATTTTTTAAATTGAAAATAATAGATATATTGGAGAACTTAGCTTTTCCTTATCAACAAAAATTAGTAAAATTAGTAGAAATTTTAAAAAAATCTATAAAAACAACCATACAATTTCGTGAAATGACAGATGATGATTTAGATTATCTTTTAATAGAAAATAATTTTCGTGAGTATACATTTTGTAAAAAATGCGAAAATCGTAATTTATGTTCTTTAGATGATAATGGAAAATGTCAATTAACATTACCAAATGAAAATTTAGTTACTGGAATGGAAAATGAAAGATTATATTATTATAGATTGGCAGACGAATTATTACGTTTTCACCGTATACGTTCTTATTTATTAGAACCTATGTATTATCTGAATCTTTCAAATATTGATTATCAAATTAATCAAGATGAAATATTATTATTAGAAACTTATATTAAATCTGAAAATTTTTCTGATTTACGTATATTTAATTTTAGTGAATATTTAAAAAATATTCCATATGAATTAGCAGAACCATCTAAAATTACTCAGCCTTATTCAAATATAGTAATATTTGAAGAAAATTGAAAATTTTTACACTATTGAATAATAATAAATTGATAAACATTATTATTATTTGAAAAAGTATTGTTATTTACACTGTTTAATCTACTGGATCTATTGTTGGATCCATTGATGAATTCATTGGTATATCCATTGGCGATTTCTTCATTTTACGTTTTAATTCTTCTTGAATTTCAGGTGGAATATCACCGGGAAGATCCCCCGAAAAATCACCGGGAATATTATCATCATTCATACCATGAGGATTTGTACGCTTCATAATATCCGAATAAACTTCTTCCAAATCTTTACGATACTCACGATAAATTTCAACATCTTCTAATTTACGATTACCTAATTTTTCTTCTAATTCTTTTACTTTATTTTCAATCGTTTTTTTATCTTCATCGGACGCTTTATCTTTCATATCTTCTGTGATTGTTTTCTTTATTTGATACATATAATTTTCCAATTCAGATTTGACATTTACTGCTTCTTGAATTTTAAGATCAGCATCTTTGAATTTTTCTGCTTCAGCAATCATTCGTTCAATTTCTTCAGGATTAAGACGTCCTTTATCATTTGTAATAGCAATCTTATTTGATTTACCTGTTGATTTTTCTGATGCAGATACATTCAAAATACCATTCGCATCTAAATCAAATGAAACTTCAATTTGTGGCTGACCACGTGGCATTGGTGGTATACCATCTAATTGAAATGTGCCAAGAAGTGTATTATCTTTTGTAAGAGTTCTTTCACCTTCAAAAACCTGAATCAATACACCAGGTTGATTATCGGCATACGTAGAAAATGTTTGTGATTTCTTTGTAGGAATTGTTGTATTACGTGGAATTAATCTTGTCATAACACCTCCTGCTGTTTCCAAACCTAAACTCAATGGACAAACATCCAATAATAAAAGGTCTTGAATCTTATCATCTTTGTTTCCTGACAACAAAGCGGCTTGTACTGCAGCACCATAAGCAACACACTCATCAGGATTAATCGTTTTACACAATTCCTTACCATTAAAATACTCAGTAAGTAATTGTTGAATACGAGGAATACGTGTACTTCCACCTACCAAAACAATCTCATCTATACGATCTTTGGAAATTTTAGAATCCATAATTACTTGATCCAAAGATAACATTGTTTTCTTACAAAGATCTTCACATAAATTTTCGAATTTAGCACGTGTAATTGATGAAGCAAAATCAATACCATCATATAAACTATCAATCTCAATATTCGCAACAGTTGATGATGATAATGTGCGTTTGGCACTTTCACAAGCAGTTCTCAATCTACGCACAGAACGTTTATTTTCCGTAATATCTTTCTTATGTTTACGTTTGAATTCTTCCGTAAAATACTCTACCAATTTACTGTCAAAATCTTCACCTCCTAAATGGCAATCTCCTGCAGTAGCTTTTACTTCGAATACGGAATTGTCAATAGTCAAAATAGAAACATCAGTTGTTCCACCACCTACATCCATAATCAAAATATTACGCTCTTTATCCGATTGTTTATCAAGACCATAAGCTACTGCTGCTGCTGTAGGTTCATTAATAATACGTAATACATTGAGACCGGCAATAATACCAGCATCTTTTGTAGCTTGACGCTGTGAATCATTGAAATATGCTGGAACTGTAATTACGGCATCAGTAACTTTCTCTCCAATAAATGCTTCCGCAATTTCTTTCATTTTCGTCAATACCATAGATCCTATCTCTTCTGGTGAAAATTCCTTTTTTTCTCCACGAAATTCTACTTCAATCAATGGTTTGTTATTTTTATCAATAATTTTATAAGGGAAATGTTTGATGTCTGATTGTAGTTGAGAATCATTGAAATTCTTCCCAATCAAACGCTTGGCATCAAAAACGGTATTCGAAGGGTTAGAAGCAATTGCGGATTTCGCAGAATCACCAATCAATCTCTCTTCTGTTGTAAAAGATACATATGATGGTGTAATTCTATTACCGCATTCATTGGCTATAATTTCTACTTTTCCATTTTGCCAAACACCCACACAACTATTAACAGTTCCAAGGTCAATTCCAATAGCTACTGGCATGATATAACTCTTATTAATAATATGTTTTTATATTCATTTTAAAAAATTATTATCTTATTTCTCAAATTCTTACACCGTTATTATATATAATTGTATATACAATGAAACATTTACAAACTAATCACTATGTTATTATGTTTTTTATAATGGTATTGTCTGGTATATTATCAACTATGAATATATGGGTAAATAAATTAGATGATATAAGATTTAGTATAAATGACGCATATATGACGTTACTTATGACAGGCTGGATGTTTTTATTTATGGGATTAATTTATAAAGAAATAGTTGTATTTTTTATAGGTTTGTCATTGATAATATTTAATATATGGTGTATTAGAAATCAATTTCTAATAACAGAAGGACAATACAAATTAGGTATGATACCACACCATTCAATGGCAGTTCATATGAGTAAAAAATTACTTGAAAAAAAAAATAATATATCAACGTTTGTAAAAAATATAATAAAAACGCAAGAAGATGAGATATTAATTTTAAAAAAATGATAAAAAAGAGGATTTCAATTTTTTATCATTGAAGCTATTCATTATAAAAACACCGAATGAGGGGCTCGAACCCTCGGCCACAGGATTAAAAGTCCTGCGCTCTACCAACTGAGCTAACCCGGTTTGTAATGAATATTTTATAAGAGTATTTTCACAAACCCTTACACGAATATATACAAAATATTCTTTAAGTTCATTTTCATTATTATTTATGTAATTATTTATCTAATTACGTAACTAATTATCTTGATAATCATATTATTATTACAAATCATCAACCGTTTAAAATCCCATATTGTAATCATCGTCACATACATCATTTGTAGAGCCCAACTTAATATTTACAATATTGTTTCGAATTTCTAATTCTTTCTTTGAACAAATATCTTCTGTATTTTGTTTAAGTTCAAATTGTTTGGCAATATTATCCGAATCATTATCTACTATTGCGACTGCGTCAGACAAATTACGCATTTGATTCATATCTAAAACCAAACTGAATGCTCCTGTTCCATAATTACCATATTGTCCACACATTACACTCGCAGAAACACCACGCATATGATCAAAGTCAGCATGTCTTGCCGCATCTAACAATACTTCTGTATGAACTTCAAATGTTGCTTTGGCAATTGGCCCAATATTATCATTCAATATTCCTGAACGGAAAATAGGAACCATATCTTTTGTCATTGTCATTCTATCGCATAATAAACTCAAATGGTGATAATTAATATATGCGTCAGCAAATTCCATCACTTCTGTAATCTCATTGAAAAGTGTTTGTCGAGCTGCTTCAATACCCAATACATTGTAAATTTCGCGAACATCATTACTATAAGTACGTTTGTTATCAATAAAATCCATTCCTAAAACATTCAGTAAATTTGTTCCTGTAGTGTCTAGCACCCATACATCTTTGCGTATATATTTTCCTTCTTCATATATTACCGTATTTTGTAATTTTCTAGGAATAACCTTTTCAATCTTATTTATACCACGAAGAACAACATTATTCAATAATGTATCTTGGAAATTTTTCAACATATAAATTTCGTCTGATTGATCTAATGTATTTGCTACTGTTGTTTTTTTCTTTTTATTGTCATCATTATTGATACGAATACGGAAAACCAATTTGTCGTCATTATAATCTGAATATACACAATCTACGGCATCTCCATAACTACTATTTTTAATAGCATAATGAATATCATCCATCGTAATATTTTTATCTAATAATGTTTCTGGATCCATTTCCATACGAATAATCCATTTTGATTTTTTATTAACGGCATCTGGATCTTGTTCTATAGTATTCCCCATACATTCTTTCATAATATTTTCAAATTCATAATATTGTTCAATCAAAACACGGTCCTCTTCAATAAATGAGGCATTCTCATGTGGATCAAATGATATTTGAATAGACTTTACTAAATCAATGAGTTTGGTATATTCAATCATATTGGCATATGCCAATGCTCTGTCTTGGTCTTGTTCTTCCAATAATTTTAGACGAATTGTTAGTGAAGGATTTTTAGGATTCTTTGTTAAACGTAATAATTCTTCTAAACGGGGAACACCACGAGTGACATTGGATTTACTAGCAGTACCTGCATAATGAAATGTGTCCCTTAGACTGAGACCATTATAGCTGTCAAAATTTCTCGTGTCTTCAACTGTTAAGTCATATGCGTAAGGGGTACTATTCGGAACTTCTACAATACTCACGATTTGATCAAATTTCAAGTCCATCATTCGGTCATTTCTAGATTCCATAATTAATTCACCGTCTATGATATTTGGGAAACATAAATCCGATTCACTGTATTCGTAACGAAATTCACAACCCATCAATCTCTTTAATTTTTCATTTTTTGATTGAATTGTTAAATTTAATATCGATGCTAATTTTTGTGATTGTTTATTACGGATTGTTAAACCATATGCTTCTTGAATATTTTCAGGTAATGAACCACGGTTATTTTTTGTTTGTTTTGTGAGTTTATTTACACTGCTATCAATGTCAAGATTTCTTAACATGACACCAATATCAATTAGCATATTTCTTGAAACTGAACAAATGCTAATGTCAACCGGTTGTGCTAATCCTGATTTTCTAGTTTTACAATTAACACATCCGTCGCCACCAATATATGCGTCTAAGAACCCCAAAATACATTTACGATTGGAAAATACAATGGTTGGTGAAATCGATTTCTTGTGACTCAATTTACCGACCAATCCGTCTAAAATTCTACACAATATGGTATTATAAATACGCAAATTTGTGCTCGTCCAACCTTCTTGAATTTTGTTTTTATGTACGTATATCTTAGTAGTTAGGTTCCATTTGGCACACAAACGTTTGATGGGTTCAAAATAGGCTTGGTCGTTGTTCGCAATAGATACTTGATGTTTTGTCATACAACCCTCCGCAGCATATGCGCCCACCAAATATCCGAAATCATAATCCAGTTCAATTTCTTCAGGAATTTCATAATTACAAATGGAATTAGTTTTTGTATAAACCAACCCTGATTTATAAATAACTTGAACTTTTGTTTCGTTTCTTTTTTTGCCTTTGATCATAGCATATGCTGAATCGCTGCGACTATATGGTAATGTAAACAATTGATTGGCATATTTTTTCCACCATTGATATTCGTCGACCACTTGTCTGGCTTTTTCGAGTTCGCTACCATAAATATAATGAGAAGGTGGTAACATTTCACGCAAATCAAATTTGTGTGATTCTGTGTAATCCAATGACTTTCGTGACGCAGGCAGGTAATCTCCAACTTTCAAATCTTTACCATTTACACCCTGAATTTTACCATCAATGAGCTGAAGAAACGATTTTGCTTTGGTAGCAGTAACTTCACGACATTCTTTGGTGGTAACCTTCAACATGGTATTCGTGCCGTCTTCGTTGATTACCGGGTGTCGTGTAACCGCTTCGACTCTTCTCCATACAGTTTCACCATTTTCCGTCGCACAAGGAACTTCGTAATAATCACACAACTCTGCGTAGGTGGTGTCCTTATCTTTCATATAATCGATTTTTTGTGATAATTTTATCTGATTTTCGGTAAATTGCCCAATTTGAACTTTCTTTATTTCTTTCTTTGAATTTCTAACGATGATTTCATCCTCAAACAGAAGGGAATTCAATGTCATCTGTGTAGAAGGCTCACCAACACTGTGTCCCGCTACAATACCTACCATTTCACCAGGGTGAACAATCGCTTGTTTGTATTTTAATACTATTGTTTCTAACAACATAGTAATTGCTTTGGAATGAAAACGTTTATTTACTAACAAATCACGGGGTGACAAATAATAGAAATATAGCATTTCAAACAATGCATTTGGAGCAGCATATTCTAATCGCATAAGTTTTTGATAATATTCTTCGATCAAATTAAAACATTCTAATGGAGTTATATCCACTACTGAATTCGCATTCAAATGTAATTGACCTTGAATATTTGCGATAATATTTTGAAATGCCACCGGAGCTTTTACTTGATTCTCGCTCTTGTATTTGAAAACAGATTTTACTACTTTTTCGCGACATTTTATCATTTTATCAATATATTTTTGACAAATTACTTTGGCATCTTTCACTTGTTTTTTCATTCGAGTAATAGTGGATTTAGCATAAATTTCCAATGTATTTTTATCAGTGGTTTCATTTACACCAACAATATCATAATGAAGATAAATATCTTCAATTGTCATTCCAACCAAAGGAACTGTTTGATTTTCGACACGTGTTGTGTCATACCCATCTTCACCATAAGTAAATTGTACAATCTTCCCTTTACTATTACGAACCGTCATATCATACTCTACTTTGATATCTTCCAAACCTTTGATGAGTCTTCGCTGGATATATCCAGTCTGACTCGTATCACGTACACCCAAGCCGTTTGCTAAACAGAAATTTAATGTTGTAGGAATTGTTAAATCGTACATTTTGGGATGTTTTTCAACACCAATAATATTTATTTCAACAATTGGATCTAGAACACAATTATTGTATGTTTCAAAATTCATATGTTGAGATCGCCATTTTTTTGACTTCAATTTATTGTTTTTATTTTCCTCGATCAAATGGATCTCTTCCGAAAATTTTCTTGCCCATTGTGCTGAAATATGAATTCTATAGGTTAATTTGATGTTTTTTGTACCAAGATTATTTGTATACCGTTGACTCATGGAGACTTTACCAAAAATACCGACTCGAGAACACAACATTGATATATCTTCGATTAAACGTTTTGAAGCAGATGACGCTTCGATAGAATTTTTTGAAATAGTACCATCACCTGAGAAATATCCATTCAACAAACCAATAATAAACGTCTTAGGTGATATGAATGCTTCAACAGGAACATGCTTATTTTGTGCTTTATGTCCAACAAATTGTAATAAGAACTTTGCCAAAACTGAACAATTACTAGTAATTGTTGTTGTTAATCTACCAATTTTATTTATACGTTCACGTTCAGTGAACTGCATATTATGTTTGTTAAACCAATTTTTAATAAAATTACGAATTTTTTCATCGTTGTTTGTCAAATTTATATGTGCGCCATCTACGTTTCCTTTAGCTATGAAAATACCAATGAATATACCATTTTCCTCATTTAGTTCAAAATTTTCTGGAATAGAAGTGATTTTTTTTACAGCGCTGTAAGGATAAATATAGCCATTATTTATTTGATGTGTATTTGATCGAAGTAAAGAACGCTGTAAAGACGATTTTTTACTATATGGCAACGTAAAGTATTTTCCATTGTTTTCTAACCACCACCCATCTGGTATTTTTTTACGATTACTCATATCATTTTCAATCATATTAACGGCCAAATTAAAGTCTGTACCATATATGTATTTATCTTTTGGTAAATATTTTTGTAAATTTACATGTGTCATTATAATCGGTGGATCACATAATTCTTCCGTTACTGGGACACAATCACCAACTTTTATATCGGGTGTTAGCATTTCTAAGAACTGACGTTTTTCTTCATTCCATACAAGCAGAGATTTACTTTCTGTAACAATCACGCTTCTCCCTCCACTTGTTTTTATTTCGTATAATCGATCCCCTGGGTCATGTCTAGTAATAGCCGTAATTTCACCCCAAGAAACATCACCATTATCATTTACTGTTGGAATAAATATACTATCCGTATTTAATAATTCCATATTTCTTTCTTTGAAACGCTGAACCGTTTCTTTATTCTTTGGATTATCCAATTGACTATCAATCCATTTACCTATTTTTGTATACACAGGTTCATTATTTTCAATAATAATGATTGGCGTTTCCCAAGTTACAGATTTCACGGCCGTATCAATGAGACCAATACGCCCACCCATCGCATGGAAGAACAATTCAGGCGCAGTCAATCCTGAAATATATGAATTTTCTACGAAACCACGTGCTTTTGGACTATCGTCATACTTGAAGAAATGAGGAAGTGTGCGACTATCAAATCCATAAGGAATTCGTTTGCTATCCACATTCTGTTGACCCAATCCTGCGATCATCTGGGAAATATTAATCAAACTACCTTTGGAACCCGAATTGACAATTTGGAGGAAACGATTGTCCTCACCTAAACTATTACGTCCAATACTTCCTGTATTTTCCGTCGCTTTATTAAGAAGTTTATTGACTTGTATTTCAAATTCAACCATACTGGTATTTGCTGTATTGTTTTCAAAAATACCCAAATGAACCTTTTCAATCAAAGATTGTACTTCAATCTTTTGTTTGTTCAATGCTTCTGTAATGTTTTCCATCGTAGTCTTGTTTGCAATCAAATCACTAATTCCTACACTGAATGAAGATGTTTTCATATATTCTGTAATTACGTTTTGGAGATCGTCGATAAAATTCGCACAAGCCATAAAACCAAAATCATTGAAAATACGATGAAGAATGCCTTTGGTGGTTGATCCAAATACGGATTTCTCTACTTGACCACGAATCCATTTTCCATTATGAATTTCTAAAACATTATTTGAAATTGAAGGATCTTCATTTTTATCATTAAATAATTTTGTGTTGTATTTCAAAGTAATTGGTTTCATAATTTGTGATAAAATTTCAAAATTGGATATTCTTGAACCTGCTTCACGAAGCGCATTGGTATCTACATTAGAATACATCATTAATAAATTCATTGCTTCACGTGGTGAGAAATTAATATTTGGGCGTGTAAATTGGTATGACCCCAACAACGAATCTTGATAAATACCAATAATCGGTGAATTAGATGATGGGCTTACAATTTGGTAAGGAATTGCTGCTAAATGACGCAATTCTGTTTCTGCTAAAATGTTTTGTGGCATGTGCATATTCCATATACTGTGTACGATTACATGCAGTACGCCTGAACTTTCGTACAGGATTAGACTTTACCTTAAGCCTTCATCGGGAGTGATTAATTCCCTCAGACCCACAATCATCAAGTCGTTGAACCTTCCTCATATCCTATCAAAACGGACTTAGAGGCTTGGCTGCGGATTGTCCAATACATCACCGGTTTTACCATTGGGATCGGTCATTACCCGAGTTCCCTCATCTATTGTTTCCAATAATGAGGTGGTCTGTGATGTCTCTAAGGATTTTCCCGCAATTTGGTTGTGTTGCCATTGTATCAAATCATTTATACATTGACTATGTGGTTATATTCATCCAATATTCCATGCTAAAATATTGGAAAAGTAGACATTACACTGTTTTCCTTCCTAAGTATTGTCTACAACTTAGGAAGCAGCCACATGTTAGAGACAAATATTTATCTCATCCCCGTCAAAATCAGCCGTTGTGTTTTACAGAATTCCATATCACTCACCAAGTGATACGAAATTCACCTGACCTTTCGAATCAGGACCAGACTTTACCTTATGCCTCATCCGGTTGATCAGACCATCATATGAGACCCACGATCATCAAGTCGTTGAACCTTCCCCATGCTCTTATCATAACGAGTTTAGGGGCTTGGCTGCGGATTGCCCAATCCTTTACATTTTTACCATCGGGTTCGGCTATTAACCGAGATCCCCTATCCGTTGTTTCCAACAATAGGGTGGTAGTAAAGGCTCTCAGGACGTCCCCGAACAGTTTGGTCGTGTCGTAAATAAATCAATGAATTCTTGAGGCATTTCTATGTTTTTTTCTTTATGGTATTCCAATAGATGAATATAATGTTGTTCAATTTGTGATAAAACTATTTTTTTATTTTTAGATAAGTTTTCTTTCGGGGACAAGGGCATTGTGTTTCTCCAATTAAACGCGATCAATTGTTCTTCTTCGTTTTCCAAATTAAACCAATAGAGAGGGATAACATGGTCAATGTGCCATTCTTTTCCACGATTTTCCAGAGTATAATTTTTATCGTTATGTAGAATCCATTGTAGATATTCATCCGAAGTCGCACCGAGATATTTAACCGTATGCATAGTTTTCTTTGTTAAAGCACTATGAATACGTCCTCTAACGGTTCGTTTGAATTTGTCCAATGGTTCATCCCGTTCACAGATTCTACACTTTAAACGGTTATAACGAAAATTACTCTCTGATTTTATCGTGTTACAATGGCTACATTTCTTGTTACCCTCACCTATTTCTTCCAGCTTTTTATTTTGTCGTTCCACCACTTTATCATGTTTAAATGTAGACGCCATTTTAATTAGTTTCAGACGATGTTCTTCGTCTTCATCATATTTTTTTCTGCGTTTTTCACTAATACATTCTTTACATATGGTTCGACCTTTATAAAAGCTGGAAGATGGTTTACTTGTTTTACAAGTGTTACAATTGCGTGTGTTTAATTGGATAACCACAATACCTTTGTATTTTTCCCTACTCCCTTTATTTCTGCATTCTTTACAGATGTTTCGATTTTTCATAAACTTATCCGTTTCTTTTGTTTCATCACATTTTGAACAACATTTGACTTCTAAAGGGTTTGTATCGGATACCATTGTATATTTGTGTCAATATTTTTTATATTATTTTGCCTCAAGTATTTATTGATTTATTCGCTAGGGAGTAGCACGCTTTTCACGCTCCCTGTTGACAACCTAATTTTGATTGTACGGTTTTGTGTCAGCAACGTTCATACGAAAAGTATCTCCAACAGACATAACTTTTACGATATGACACATCATTGACATTCTGTGTAAACTGGGTTGTCGATTAAATAAAACCGCATCCCCATCTATCATATGTCGATGAACAATATCACCATTTTCCAAGCGCAACGATGTACGGTCCACATACCTCAGAGAAATATGTTCGCCGTTTTTTCGTTCCAAGATTTTGGCACCAGGGTATACATCGGGACCATTTTGAACCAACTTCATCAAATAGTCATGTGTTTTGTCGTTAACTACCATGGGTTTGGTCAAATTCATAGCAATTTTCATAGGAACACCCAATTGTCGTATAGATAAATTTGGATCACCAGTAATTACAGAACGAGCACTAAAATCCACACGTTTACCCATTAAATTACCACGGATACGCCCACTTTTACTGTTCAATCTACTCATAATACATTGATAAGGTCTTCCAGATCTTTGTGCTAATGGAGCAGCACCTTTGGTTTTATTATTGACAATCATAGCCACCAAATATTGTAACAATCGAGTCAAACCATCAATTACATTCGCAGAAGCATTGTTATCGATTTTATCCTGTAAATCTTTATTTGTTCTTATAATATTACTGAAAATATGTGTCAAATCATCTTCACTTCTTTGTTGAGCATCATGTTTCACAGATGGTCTCACTGCTGGAGGTGGTACAGGAAGTACTTGACAAATAAACCATTCTGGACGTGACCATATCGGACTAAATCCCATAAAATTAATATCATCATCACTAATTCTTTTAAATGTTTTCAAAATCATTTCTGGTGTTAATTTTACGCTGATTTTTTCTCCAGGTGTACCTGAACCGCGTGTGTTCTGTTTGTCCATATTATTATCCCATATAGCATAAATAGACGCCATTTCTTCCAATTTTATTTTTGTTGGTTGTTTACAACCACAACCGTCGTCTGTTTGTTCACCACATCTTTTTACATTTGATGCTAATTTTGAAACATATTCCCATCTTTTTTCAGGTTGCATTTCTAAAACATGAATGTGCTGTGTTTTACTAATGAGTAATTTACTACATTTGAAACATATACAACGTGATATTTTCATAATTTCTCTTAAATGTTGAATGAAGAAAACAGGACGTGCCATTTCAATATGTCCAAAATATCCAGGAGTATCAATATATGTATAACCATCAGTTGGACATATAGTTCCAGGTTCTAATACACCCATTCTAGGATCAAAAAGTCCACCAATAACAGGTTTATTATTAATATATGTATCTCTTGATGTTACCTCTACTACAGAGTTTTTTCTAATTTCATCAGGAGATAATATACTAAATTGAACGCCAATAATTTTTGACGGGGCCTTATAATTGCCCATTTTAGATTTTGAAGATGACATAGTGTATATATATAAATAGATAATATTTATATATGTTTATAAACTATTATTCTCGTTTCAATTTTTCTTATTCAATAAAATTGAAATGAAAATAACATAAAAATAACTTAATCAATATACTAATATTATGACGATGAAAAGCAAAATTGACAAGAAATCGAAGAATGATTCGTCCAAAAAAAACGATAAAAATACTAAAAAGAAATTGTCATCAAATGAAAATATTTCTGATGACAGTGACTCTTTTTATGAAGACGATGAATACGATTCTGACTACGAGGAAGAATCCGATGATTCCGAAGACTCTGATTTTGAATCAGAATCTGATTCTGATTATGAAACAGTAGATTCGGAAGGCGATGAAGATGAAGATGAAGATGATGATGACGAAAATGATGAAAATAATAAAATTACTATGAAAAAGGTGCGTAAAACAATTTCAAAACTATATCCTTCAAAATATATAAAAGATCGTGTAAAAGATGATGAAAAAAAAGATAAATCGTGTCATACATCTAAATGTAAAAACACAGAAAATAAAACAAAAAATAACTCAAAAGCAAAAAAATTACGAAAAAAAAAAGTTGAATGTAATTCTGATGATGAGACTGACGATTCAGATTACGAAGAAAAAGTTGAAAAAAAACATAAACGTTCTTGTGTAAAAAAATTAAAAAAAAAAATAGAATATGATTCTGATGATGAAGACGAGGATAACCAAGATGATAATAATAATCAAAATATCAATATTATTTTTGGTTTTGATTCAAATGGACAAATGGAAGATGAAGAACAAATGGAAGATGAAAATGCTCTTTTAGATGAAGAAGATGTTGATAGTGATGATGAACAAACATTTATGAAAGAAACATACCAAAAGATTGATCTTCCACAAAATCTTACTTTGGATACTTCTCGTAATAGTAAAAAGAAAAATAAACAAAAGTTGAAAAATAAATTAAAAGATGTAATTGACGAAGAAACAAATAAAAATGAAGATTCAACTTCAGGATCTAAATTTGAATCTGAATATTTGGATTTAAATGATATGAAAAAATACTTGGCGGATAGATTAAAAAAAAATCCTCAAAGCAAAACATTATTGAAATCAATTAGAGATTGTAATAAATCCATTAAAAAATTGGTAAAAAAAGAACGTGGAAACAATACAAAACAATATCACAAGATGATTTCAGGCCAAGAACGTAAATTTACAAGTGAAATAGATTATTTCAAAAAAAAATTGTCTAATCAAGAACAACAACAAATTATGAAAGATCTTAAACAAATTAACGATCATATTCAGATTGATAAACCATATCGTCTTTCTTTATTGGAATCAAAAATCCCAAATAAATATAAAGCTACAGTACTTCAAAAACTCAACATACTTCGTACAATGGAGCCAGGTGATCCTGAATACTATAAAATGAAATATTGGATTGATACTTTTATGAGAATTCCTATTGGTGTTTATAAATCTTTGAATGTAAAAATGTCAGATGGACCTGAAAGTTGCCAAGATTTTATGGAGAAATCAATTCAAACATTAGATAATTGTGTTTATGGACTCAATGATGCCAAGATGCAAATTATACAAATGGTTGGTCAATGGATGACAAATCCAGATTCTATGGGAACCGCCATTGCTATACATGGACCCCCTGGAACAGGTAAAACTTCACTTACAAAAGATGGTATAAGTAAAATACTTGGTAGAGATTTCGCATTTATTCCTTTAGGTGGTGCTGGTGATAGTAGTTTTTTAGAAGGACATTCTTATACTTATGAAGGAAGTAGTTGGGGGAAAATTATACAAATTTTGATTGATAGTAAATGTATGAATCCTGTTATTTATTTTGATGAATTGGATAAATTAAGTGATTCACCAAGAGGAGTGGAAATCGCAAGTATTCTTACACATTTAACAGATACTTCACAAAATTCAGAGTTTCATGATAAATATTTTTCAGAAATGAGTTTTGATCTTAGTAAATGTTTATTTATTTTCAGTTATAATGATGAATCGAAAGTTAATCCTATTCTTAGAGATCGTATGTATCGTATTAAGACCAAAGGGTATAATACAAAGGAAAAAATAAATATTGCGAAAAATTATATGTTACCAAAAATTCGTGAACAAGTAAATTTTGATGAAAGTATGGTTATTATTCCAGATGATACATTAGAATATATTATTACTAAACCTTCATTTACAAAAAATGAAGATGGAGTCAGAAATTTGAAACGTTGTTTGGAAATAATTCATACAAAACTTAATTTGTTTCGCCTAATAAAACCTGATAATGAATTATTTGCGAAAGAAATAAAATTAGATGTTACTTTTCCATTTACAGTAACTCGTAAAGATGCCGATTTATTGATTAAAGAAGATGAACCACAAAATCAAAGTATGTTAGCGATGTATGTCTAATACAAATGATATAAAAAATTTATTCTTATGTAATATATAAATTATGAGTAATAATGAAGACTATGAAAACATTGAAATCTATGATGATGATATTTCAGAAGAAAGTTATTATAATAAAAATAATATAGTAGATGTAGATGAATCATTTTTTATTCAAAAAGAACAAGAACAACAACAAGAAAAAATAGATTATACAGATATAGAAGTTGATATTATTACAGCATTTTCATATGAATTAGAGAGTATTCCTTCAGAAGAACAATCAATTGATTTTCAACAGATTGTTCAACATTTGAAAGATTTTTTGAAAAAAAAATGTAAACATGCTATTGTTTTAGATAGTATAGATATACATCCTGAACGTAGTGAAACAATTGTTTATTGTACAAAATGTGGTTCAACTATTAGTGGTTTTTCAGAAAAAAAAAATGATATTTTTTGGAAAAATGACTAGTATTTATTTACCTATTTGAAAATCACCACCTGAAGCATTACCACCACGTGTGGATAACATTTTTTTTTGTTCTTTATTTAAACATAGCCCCCCTTTTGAATTTGTTAAATTTGATGAAATATTATCACAATCTATACTTCCTGAAGTTCCGCTAAATATATCTATTTTTTGTTCATTTCCAAATGGAGCTATATTTATTCCTGTGCTTTTAATAGATGATGTATCATTTGTATTTGCTACTTTTTGTAAAAAATTACTAGAACTCAAAGGAATATCCATATTATCCATACCTTCATATTTAAAAAGATATTTATTAATACCAGTTGTTTCTGTATATGGAAGATAAAGAGAACAAGAACTACTTAATGTAATAAAAAGTAATACAATTAAAATAATCACTAAAACTATGTAAGAAAATTTCATTCTCATTATACATATTCTTAAGATAAAATTCAAAAAATTGTATCTATTCGATATATGTAATAACGCTTCAAATCTAATTATACCCAGTTGTTGAAAAAATTTTACTAGAATCTATAAATTTTGCTTGAATATCTTGAGCACTATTTTTTGTATATGTAGGTTTAGGAATGTCGGATATTTTGAAAGTTGGTTTGAATTTTTTAATAAAATCAAAATTATCAATTAATGTTGTTCGAATAACATTGTACATATTTTTCAATGGTTTTATCATAGTATCTAAATTTGGTGAAATATACGCAAAGTTTATTTGACTATTTAAATCATTAAGAATAATAATCAAATCATTTACATAATTTGATATATTTTCTTTATAAGTAACATAAATTTTTTGAACATTTTCTATATTACTTTTTTGAACATTTTCTACTGTTTTTATTGTTTTTTGTAACATTATTGTTGTATTATTTAATTCTGAATACAATTTTTCGAATGTTTTATTTACTATATCAATATCTTTTTTATTTTTATTTAAAGTTTCTGTTGTACCATTCGCATATGAAGATATCATTTCACGTTTTTGGTTTAAAGAATCAAGAAAAACTTTTGTTTCTGATTGAATAATTTGTTTTGTTATTGTTGCTAGTAACGAATCAATAATTTGATTTATATTTTTGGATAAATATGATGTGAAATCTGGTGGATATGTTATTTTTGGATTAATCTTTTCTATTATTTTTGAATAGTTATATGATGTTACATAAATAAATATAATAATTAAAATGTAACACATATATGTATTTATTGAATTAATAGATGAATATGAAAGTTCTTTTAAAATAATCATAATATATAATAATATATCATAAATATTATAGAAAAACATACGGCGTTCATAAATGATTGGTTGTGTAAAATATTTTATTAGTTTGTTGTTGATGCTTTATCAGTTGCTAAACTAGATGATATTGATGTATTAAACGATCTACTTGCTTGAATTACACCATTATTTAAATAAGAACTTATAATTACTGAACCCAATACTTTTGATAGAGTATTTTTGACATTTATAATATTTTGTTTAATGTTATTCACTATATCTGTATTTGCTTGTTTAAAGTTATTTACAATTCCAGGACCATCACTTTTAATTATTTCATATTCTTTTGATAATTTTGTTATATCGGTTTTTACATGGTCTATTTCTTTTGAAAATCCGAGATCATCAATTGTTGTTTTAACTTGATCAGAAACTTTATTTGATATACAATCATTAAATGTTTTTGTTGAATCTTGATTATAAATTGGCGCAAAATAAAAATTCAAATTTTTACATTTTTCAGAATCCCAGTTCATATAAATATAAGACCATTTGAACATTAACCATATGAAAAAAACAATAATAATAATAACTAATGAAACAGAAGAACCTCTTATTGTTGGTTTAATATAAAAATAATATTTTTTATTTGATTCGTCCATTATTATAATATATACAATAAAAATACATAAAAATAAAAGGTATTTAATTTATACTATAGTATGAACCAAGAAGAGCGTCTGAATTTGAAAAAGTTAATTAATGAGATGGACTGTGTAGATAATACAGAAAATATTCGAACATTGAAACATAGTCACAAAATACGTGATGATATTATAAATTTACAAAAAATAAAAAATAATCCCAATTTTTTTGAAATGAAAAAGATTGAACCACATAATTTTGCGGAAAAATGTCGTAACGAATGTTGTTTTTTATTTATGAATTATACTGATATTTTTAATAAAATTTGTAAAGATGAATTGAATTTAAATATTATGTTTCATTTATTGGACGTTTTACAATCTATTGAAGATGGTAAAGTGGATCAACATGAAGGATCGGTTGTTTGTGGTAAATTGCTTAAAGAACTTTATATTGATTCCGCAATTCGTTGTGGTAAAAATTTAGAAAAGGATAATATTGTAGAACCAGTTGTTTATGCTGAATCTAAAGATATTTCATGGAAAGATTATAAAAAATTGATTTAAAAATATCATTATAATAATAAAAATATAATTATAATCATGTCCAATAACGAATTCTGTAACAATAACAATATAAATAGTAATATTTTAAATCAAATACGTAACAAATTTCCAACAAATACGAAATTTGCTGTTTTGAGATTTGTCATTGATTCAAATGAACTTCCAGAAAATATTTTTAATAGTTATAAATATGCTATTAGTAAACATAATAATGAAATTCTTCAAACTATGTATCCAAATTCAGGATTTGATCTTTTAGTACCGAATGATGTTAATTTTCATAATGCTTTTGAAACAGTATTTATAAATCACGGTGTGAGAGGTGAAATGATTTACTATGATTCGGATTTAAATACATGGGAACCTTCTGCTTATCAATTACTTCCTAGATCTAGTATTTCTAAAACACCTCTTATGATGGCAAATCATATTGGTATTATTGATTCGTGTTATCGTGGTGATTTGATTGCTGCTGTAAGATTTCTTCCATTGACAACAAATAATTTACCTGATTACAAAGTAAAAAATGAAACCAGACTTTTTCAAATTTGCCATCCATCATTATGTCCAATTTATGTTCATGTTGTAAATCAAAGTGAATTGACAGAAACAACGCGTGGTGAAGGTGGGTTTGGATCAACTGGTGTGTAAATCATTTTGATTTGATTTCATCATATATTGACAATATAAGAATTTCATCTTGTGATAATTTTTGAAAAAGAATACAATCGTCCATTTTAATTTGAAAAACTCGATTTTGATATGTATTACATTGAATATATGTTCCATTATCTAAAAATTTAATTTCAGAAACAATAGCACCATTTGTTAATTTGGGTGTATCTGATATTTTTTTTATCCAACGTAAATGTTTTCCTTTATGAATTTCATATATATTTTTTACATAACGATATTCTGTCAAACGTGTAAGCCATAATTTTTCGGTTGGTTTATCTAATTCTAATTCTTCTAATGCTTCTTTTTTTTCTTGAAGTAAATCAACCCATGTTTTATTTTCTAAATATTGTACTTTTTCTACACTTTTAACAAGTTCATTTATATTTAAATTTTCAAATAATTCACTATCTTTTTTGGCTTCTTCAAAAATTTTTGTAATATTCATTTTTATTTAATTGAATATTGTTATTCGTTTTTACATACTTTACAAAAATACTATTATACTATTTACACCGTTCTTGTAATTAGACATTTGTATTTTCAACGGTATAAAAATTATTCAATGGTAATATTTCGTTTTGTCTAATATCACTTTCTGAAAACGCATTTGGATTAGATAATTTATCATTTGAAAAATTGAACCAATTTTTTTTTGATTCTGTATTATTTGAAGATTGATATGAAAGTGAATTGGTTTTTGATTTATCATCTATATTTATTTTATCTAAAATTATAGATGATGGTGTATCTTTTTTCAAAAAAGAAATAACATAACTGATAATTCCTAAATTTATTAATAAAATTATACTTAAAACAAATATTAATTTTTGATCATAGACATGCATATTTGCTTTACGAAGTGGATTAAAACGAATTATTAAAAATAAACAGACTAATACTTCTAAAGACCATCTTATATTTTTTACATATTCAGGATTAATAAAATATAATCCTAATATTAATATCAAATATGATAAATATGTAAAATAAATTAATAAAAAATATGTGGGTTTTATTATATAATCTATATAATTATTCATAATATCTAATTTATTTTTTATATATTCTAAAACTGATTTAGGTATGACATTTGAAAAAAATTTTGTGAACATTATTTAATATATAATAATATAAAAATACTTTATTTTTTATATTATGAAATGATTCAGGAAAATAATACAGATGACAATATTTCGTTTGTACATGATAAATATATAGTTATAAAAAAATTAGGAAAAGGAAAATTTGGTATGGTTCTTTTGGGGAAAGATATAACGAATGAAGAAGATGTTGCTATTAAAATAGAAAAAATAGGTAATTTATCATCTATAAAGCACGAGGTTAAAATAATGAATTATTTATTCCAAAATAAATTTCGTAATTTACCAAAAACATATTGGTATGGAAAACAAGATATATATACATGTTTAGTAATGTCTTATTATGATTGTTCAATAACACAATGGTGTAATCATAATGAAAGTTTGGAAATAATTGGATTTTCTACCATAATGTACAATTGTATAAATATTTTATCAGAAATACATAAACGACATGTTATTCATCGTGATATTAAACCACAACATTTTATGATGAAAAAAGGAGAACTGTTTCTTATTGATTTTGGATTAGCTACTTTTACAATTGATAACAATGGTGAAATTATTCAAGACACAACGCAAACAGATATTATAGGAACACCAAATTATATTAGTATAAATCATCATTATGGACATAAACCAAATAAACGTGATGATCTTATTTCTTTAGGATATATGATGTTAAAATTAATTCATGGAAATCTTCCTTGGGAACCTTCTCCAAATATTTTTCGAGAACTTCCAAATAACAATTCTTCAAATTTTATTAATGATTTAAATCACCCATTAAATATTTATAAAAAAGATAAAAAAGAATGGAATAATTTGGTCCCAGTTCTCGAAACAACAAATGAAAAACTTTTTCAATTATATCCATTTATAAAATATTGTTATCAATTATCTTATAATGATAATCCAAATTATGAATTATTATTACAATTTTTTACTTCATGCTAGGTGATATGTGTGTATTTTGAATTATATTATTTGATAAATTTGGAATAAAATTGTTTGGCATTTGTATATTTGGTAATTTTGCGTTTGTATTTATAACTAAAAAATTATAACTTCCTAAAAATAACGCTAAAAATAATGTTATCAATAAAAAAAGAATAGAATAAATTTTTCCACTCAACATTATAATTTATCTATATACTATATTTTTGGGTAATTTTTCATCTTGTCTTCTAATTTATCAATTTTATCATTCAAAATCTTTAAATCTGTTATTGGTGCTGGTTTTTCAGTATTATCAAATTGTCCAACTTGTCTAGATTGTCCAGATTGTCCAGATTGACCAGATGACATTTTTGTAACATTTGAAATGTTTTTAGATATATTTTTTTTTTGCATATTTAACCAATAATTATTTTCATTTTTATTTGTTAAATTGTTTTGTTCTGTAAGGTTCTCTTTGAATGATAAAAAAAAATATATATAAAATAATATTAAAAATCCTAATATTAAAAAAAATATAATTATAATGACAGAAAAATTATTTTTTTTTTTTGATATTTTCATATTCTC